GCCAGCGGCGTATCGGATCAACAGCTCTTCTGCGGTCACGGCCGCCACCCTTTCGGTGGCGTCCAGTGCGCCTCCTTGGCCTTGATCGCCCAGTCGGGCCATGGCTTGCCCGACGCCACTGCGAGCGCGATGGCGGCTAGCGCTGATTGTGCCTGCTGGCGCGTCTCCCAGACGTACCTGTGATGGTCGAATTCCGCTCCAGATTCTCGGCAGCACTTGTCAGCGATCCATGACAACCATTGGTTTGGGTCCGTTGGAGGATCTTTTGGCTGACGATCTTCGCCGACCCACAGATTGATCTGTCCGAACTCTGGGTCTTCCCATCCGATGGCCCACGAGTCGCGCTCGCCATCGACCACCAGGCAAAATCCCTCGGAGTCCTGCACTCTCTTGGCCATGACGCCGGTCCCAAAGCACCAACCGTGCCACGCCCCAAAGCGTCCGGAAACCGCCTACCAGATGCACCAGATGCGTCACCGTGTTCGCGCCATAGTTTTGCGAATCTGTCCGGAATACTTCGTCATATCAAGCACTTGTGTTGTGCGAACTGAACTTCGCACTGGGAAGCGCTGTTCGCGCCAGCGGACCTCAGGAATGGCCGAAATACTTGTGGCACGGATTTGGCTTGCCGCTCACCCGTGCGTAGCGTCGCGAGCCAAAAAATCCAGATCTGGTTGTCCATGGAACATCTGTCACGCGAGCAGGCGGCGTACCAGCTAGGCTGCACGGTCACGCAGCTCGGCCTCGCGCTGCAGTCAAGTTGGATGCCACCCGTCGCGGACCTGTGCCTGTGGCAGGAGGTCACTGGGATCGACCCTGCGGAGTGGCTGTCGAAGGACGAGGAGAACGAGTCGTGAAACAACGCATCCTGGACGCTGTGCGGTCTGCTCAGGGGCCCATCGGTAGTCTGGACCTGGCAACTGCGCTGGGGATTCAGTTGGGCAGCTGCCAGCGACACGAGCTGGACGCCCTGTGTCACGCGATGGGCGAGCTCCTGCTAGAGGGAAAGCTCAAATACCACCACGAGTCCATGGGGTTCGTGGTCGGTCCTGAGAGGTCAAAGTAGGATTCATGACTGTGCCCACGTATCGGATCAAGATCATTGGTGAGGACTGCGAGTGCGAAGCGTGCCGGAATCGTGCTGCATCCCCAGATGCTGAACGCACAGGTGGAACGATGATTGAACTCGAGACACCGAGTCTGAAGCTTGCGTTTCCAAACGCCGGCTCTCATCGGGTAGAGCTGGTGCGGTTGGTGGGGTGGACCCGAGATGGGATATCTGGCGCAACGCTGACCACGTGGTGGACGCCGTTCGAAGACTGGGTTGGTGCGAGACCATTGGGATCACGCGGTTGGTTTGAGATGTGTCCAGCGGAGAAGGATCCATGATCGACCGCATCGTGTGGGCTATCATCGTCGCGTTGGCCACTCTGGCGCTGGGCGTTGGGATAGGAGCACTACTGTGACGCGTGAAACCGAAGACTTGTTGTTCGGCTACTCGATCCTGTTCCTCACCACGGTGGCAGTCTCGTGGTTCGGGATGGCAATCATGGGGTGGTGGTGATGGCGAAGTCAAAGCACTATGCCTTCCCCCTCTACCGGACCCGACTCTACCGGGAACGCCGGTGTCTCATCCCGGTCGGCATGCCTGTCGTGAATTCCGCCGAAGTGCCGGCTGCCATCGCGCTGCACATCATCGGGGACTCTCCTGTCGAGAAAATGCTGGTGATCTACCGAGGTCCGGCGGACGATTACCGTGGCTGCGAGATCGTGGCCATGGGCAACATGGAAGCTTCCGGATTCAGTCCTCGAGATCTGTTCCGTGGCGCCATCGTGGCGAACGCGCTAGGCATCATTCTCGCCCACAATCACCCCAGCGGGGACGTGCGGCCGAGCACCGACGACATTGAGACGACCCGCAAGGCCAAGCTTGCTGGATCCCTGCTAGGGATCGACGTGGTCGACCACGTGATCGTCTCCGCCGCGGGCGACTGGCACAGTCTTGTAAACGCAGGAGAGATGCCGTGAAAGCAACAGCTAAAAACACTAGCGGTATTGAACTGATCCGATCCGAGCGGGAGCGACAGATACTGGATGAGGGATACGACAAGTATCACGACGACTGCCACACGCGGGAAGAGATTGCGTGGGCAGCCGCGTGCTACGCGGCCCCGGAAGAAATCTGGCGACGTGATACTGCGTCGCGTGATTTCCTTCTTAAGGATCCGTGGCCGTTCGATTGGTACGACAAGCGCCCTGTAGATCCGACTCCGGAACAGCGCATCCGGTCCCTTGTGAAGGCGGGGGCCCTGTGCGCAGCCGAGATCGACCGCTTGCTGAGGAGGTCGCGATGATCCCAGACGAAGAAGAGCTTCCGGTAGGGATCGCGGGAGACCGGATGGAGCGATCGCTTGCCGGATTCAAGCAGGCATGTGGCGTCTTGATAGCAGAGGAACAGGAAAGACCTCTCCCGAACAATGCCCTGATCGGGGTGTTGCGCGATGGTGTTCAACTGGCTCGCGAACTAGACGAGAGGGGGCCGATGATGCCATCTTTTGCAACCGAGATGCGCCTCATGACGCTGGCGCGCGACAAGTGCTTGGAGCAGATTCGACTCCTAGAACACAATCGCGACGAGGCTCGCCGCTGGAACGAGTCGCACATCAAGCGCCTCGAGGACGAGATCAAGCGGCTACGCTCCGAGCTCGAGGCAGCAAAGACGTGGCAACACGCTTACCAGAAGGGCGCCACCAAACGGAGGATCGTTGGCTGATGGACTGGAAACCGTTGCTCCGGTGCGGGGAGTGTTCGTGCGCGGCTGGGCCGTGGCACGAGGGAACCGAGAAACCACCCGACGTCGCGGGAGTGCATCTGGTATACCTCGGAGAGGGTTGGTACAAAATTGTGCAATGGACCGGGTCGTTCTGGTTCGATGAATTCGACCCACATTTACGTCCATTACCAGACGGGATAGTCCTACAATGGGCTTCTGTTCATGTCCTGAATGATAGGATATCGCGATGATGATCCGATCCAGGCCCGCGACCGACGCATACCGCAAAGGGTGGGAAGCTACCTTCGCCAAGGATGGTTGCGTAGGCCTCAACAAATATTGTCTCAGCTGGTGGGTACCCGTGGATCTGTACTACCAATTCAAGCGCAATTGGGACGATCCAGTGTTGATACTTGGGCAACGCGGGACGGAACGGGGTTTGGATGCCTTCGAGGTCATTGTGGTAGTTCGGGCCGAGTCCGAAGAGAAGGCACGCCAAAAGATTTTGGATGCACATGGTATTCCCGTGGAACTCGAGTGGATAAAGCCGCGTTGGAATCCACAGAATCAAGCCAATGACTAAGACCGCCATCGCCTGGACCAACGCGCGACACCGTCACGAGGGCTCATGAGACCCGGAGTATTTGTTCACCACCGCTTGGGCTACGGGGCACCACGGATGCTGGTTGTGCGCGTCTTCGGTCCCAAAGCTGTGGATCCGCGCCTTGTCCTGTGCGTTTGGACTAGCGGCATCGGGTACTGGCTGCGCGCAAACTTGGAGCAATTCTGATGGTCAAGACATTCCAGCCATATTGGGTCAGCTGGTGGGAGCCGTGGGAGCTCTATTTTGCGTTTGAGTGGCACGGACCATGGTGGGTATCGGGAGAACGCGATGTGTCTACTAGCCTAAACCAAATCCTACCGGTGGACCTATCGATTTGCGCGGCCGTCATGGCCGAGTCGGAAGATCAGGCCCGATCAAAGATCACGAATGCGCATGACAATCCAGTGGAACTTGAGTGGCGGTTCGTGACCGCAAAGCCTGCGGATTGGTCTCCATTCAACGATCGCTTCACGCGCAGAGATTGGATGAACTGGCCGTGGCCAGTGGAGGAGTGATGGCAAAGACCACCATCGCCTGGACCGACTACAGCTGGCCCGTGATCAATGGGTGCCACAGGGTCAGCTTGGGGTGTTCGCAATGCTACGCCGAGCGTCTGACCGCTACGCGGCTCCGGCACGTGCCGCGATACCAAGGTCTCGCGGAGTGGCGCAACGGGTACCCGCACTGGACGGGTGAGAGCAGACTGGACCGCGACGAGCTGTACAAGCCGTTTCGCTGGAAGCGGCACAGACGTGTGTTCGTCTGCCAGATGGGTGACCTGTTCTACGAACGAAACACGGACGAACAGATTGTTGAGGTGTTCGGCGTCATGGCGGCATGTCAACAGCACCAGTTTCAGGTGCTGACGAAGCGGCCGGAACGTGCACTGGATGTGTTGACGACCACCCAATTCGCGGCGCAGGAAATCGACTTCGCTGACAACCTAGTTTGGGACAAACTCACGTGGGTTTGGCCCCTGCCAAACGTCCACATGCTGACGTCTGTCGAGCATCAGGCAACGCTGGAACCGCGCATGAAGGCACTGGTACGGCTCCCAGCGGTCATGCGGGGACTGAGCGTCGAGCCCATGCTGGGTCCGGTGGATCTTGAAGCGGTGTCTCCTCCCATGCTCGATCTCCTGGGTTGGATCATCATCGGGTGCGAGAGTGGTCCGGGGCGCCGGCCATGTCGGATCGAATGGGTAAAGGCGCTGGTCGAGCAATGCAGGCGGCATCGGATTCCGTGCTTCGTCAAGCAGCTGGATTTGGACGGCCGTGTCTCGCATGACCCAGCCGAGTGGCCAAAGTGGGCCCGAGTGCGGGAGATGCCTAGACCGATCGAAGGGAGATGGAACCGATGACCGGGAAGGCCCAGTCGGGATGGCAAAAGCGGACATACAGATCATGGTACTGGTTCGATGCGAAGACCGGCACGTGCCGAGGGATTGTTTCCTACGATCCGACATTGGCGGGGTTCGATCCTGCAAAACCGTGGTGGAAGGCATTGACCCCGGGATGCACGACGTTCCACTCGAGCGAACAACAAGCGCTGGACGCGGCCACAGAAAGGCTGACGGAGAAATCGTGAGCGAAGGCACGATCCAGCAAGTCCTGACGGGACAGGCCACTTGGTGCCTAGTCCAGGGTAAGCGTTTCCAATGATCCAAAACTCCCATATCACGCGCCACCTACTCAAGCTTCGCATCATCGCCCTAGACCCGGGACTAGGTCAGGCTCGCCCCGGCTACGGCACGGGTGTCGTGATTCTGGAGTGCGGCAACGACGCGCCGCGGTGGGTTTGCCTGCACTCCGAGCTCCTGGAGAACCGAACGGACCGCATGACCGACAGCGAGATCGCGTGGTACACTGCCGTCAGTATCAGCTGGATCGCGGCGACATGGTCGCCTCTGGACCTCGGAGTGCTTGAGACCGTGGAGTACCAGGGGGCCAAGCGGGCACAGCAGACCATCCGGCTCTCGCTCCTGGTGGGGGAAGTTCGGCACGCGCTGACGCTTGCTATCGGGGATCGTACCTGCATCGTGGAGCCTCGACGTACCCAGGTCATGAGGCACCTCGGAGTTCCGCGTGCCGACCAAGCGGAACGGTTCGTGCGCCGCCTAGTGAAGGGCGTGGGACCAAGCGAGCATGAGGCATCGGCAGCAGCGGCTGGCTTAGTTGGGTTCGAGATGTGGAGACGGCTGCAGGTCAAGGCAACCGCACGAAAGACGAAGACGTGACAAGCGCAACTACCGAGACTCTCTACAGCCACGACGGCTCCCGTTGGGCAACGTTCGGTCGGGAGCTGAAGCCCGACGGATCCCGAATGTATCGGTACGAGCTGACGATCATGTTACAGACGGAACTGTTCAACCAATCTCCCCATCTGGTGGCGTTCCTGATGTGCAATCCTTCCGTCGCGACGCACGAGAAGAACGATCCCACCGTTGCGCGATGCGTCGACTTCGCAAATCGATGGGGATACTCGGGACTAGTGGTCCAGAATCTGGACGCCTACATCACGCCGTATCCGACCGAACTGGGACAGGTTCAGGACCCAGTGGGACCCGAGAATGATCGGTTCATTCAATCTCTGGCAGACCGCAAGATCGATGTCGTGTGCGCGTGGGGTGTGCAACCGCTCATCCTTCCACGATCCTACCAGGTTGCCAGAATGCTACAGCACACACGACTTTGGTGTCTCGGCACCACCGGCCGAGGTTATCCCAAGCATCCACTCTACCTAAAGCGCGATACCAAGCGTGTTCGATGGAGTCCACAATGAAGCTAGTCTACGTCGCAGGGCCCTACAACGCCCCCACAGATTGGGAGCGCGAGAACAACATCTGGCACGCCCGTTCCGCGGGTGCTCAGGTGGTGATGCACGGCGCTTACCCAGTCATTCCCCACGCCAACACGGCGCACTTCGGCGGACTGGCGGACGAAGAGCTCTTTTACGCCGGATCCATGGCGCTTCTGGAGGCGTGCCACGGAATTCTGCTTCTCAACGGCTGGAATGTCAGCAAGGGGGCACAAAGCGAATTTGCGCGCGCAGTTGAGCTTGGACAGCTGGTGTTCCAAGAAGTACTACCATCCGATTGGTTGGCAATGAAGGAATGGGCGCAGTCATGAACGAAGACGACAAAACGATAAGCCAGATGCAGAAGCTATCGATTAGCAAGCTGTTTATGCCAGGCTATCTAGTGGCTGCGTCGGTCGAGCTTCAAAGGTCACGAGAGCTCATCGCGGTGTTGAAACGGTTCTGTGATACGGTCGAATGTCCCGACTATGTGCATTGCGCTTGGGAAGAGTTCGAAAAGTGAACCATCACCTTCACCGCTGGTTCTCCCAGGTCAGGGTCTTCCTGGACACCTTGCCCGAAGGCGCCACCACGACCGACGTCGCACGCGCGCTGGATCCGAACCCCGACACGTGGGCGTGCTCCCAGGCGCGTCTGTCGAACGCGAGCAAGGACGGGGATCTGTCGGTGCATGGAATTTCGCGCCTTCACTTCCGGTCCGACCACCCGCGCGGAACCTACGTCTACTACACCCGAGAGCACGCAGAACGGGTCGCATCATCGGTCCGGACGTGCCAAGCGTGTGGCATCATGCAACCGGTCTTGACCTTTTCAGTCACGCACCGGGGCACTACCGAACTTAGCCAGGTCTGCAATGCCTGCCGGGACGCTGGCCACATGAAGACCAAGCGAGTGGTAGACGCGGAACGAAAGCGAATGTGGCGTCTGATCCACCAATCCGAGAGGGCGAGGGGAACGGGTGCCAGAACGGGACAGGAGTACGAGACCCCTCGGCGCCGGGTCAAGGTCTGCAAGACCTGCTGGAACGCGCCATGGCGGCTCAGGGAGCCGTGCCCAACGTGTGGCGCCAAGCCACGACTCGAGGCGGTCGCGAAGAACTACGCCCCGACTGGGGTACAGTGGGACTTCTGAAACCAAGGTCAATCCGATGATTGACCCCCCAAACGCTGAAAGGAAGTCATGGCAAAAAAGCATGCTGACATGGAGCAAGGACGCGAGTGGATCCGAGGCGAGTCGAACTTCGGCCGGCGCCGGTGGACATTTCGCGATTGCGACGGGGAATACTGCTTCCTACAAGACTCTGGCGAGGTAGGTGTACCTCCTCGGTGTCGTCTAGGTCCGAACGAGGTTCGCCATCACCACGTAACCGGAGATCACCTTGCGTCGATCTACCTCGACCAGGAGCAGGCCCGGACGCTCGGGATGGCCCTGCTGCACTTTGCCGAGAAGGGCTACATGCCTGCCAAAGTCCGCAACCCACGAGGGTCCAGATAATCTCCAGAGCGAGGATATGGCGCCATGATAAATCACCTCTACCCCACCTGGACCCGATCTGGCTGGGTCCGCAACCCCCGCACGGGGGAGTACCATCACCAGGAGTTCGGCGTCGTGTCGAAGGTGCTTTCCAGGTGGATGCTCGAGATCCCTACGGCCAACCGGGAGTCGCCCGAGAAGGCGACGCTGATTCGGAGAACCCGCTTTGACGCCATGAAGGCCGCTTCCGATCTGGCAAGAAGGAGTCAGAGCAAATGACGCAACGACGGAAGACGTACACAATCCCCAAAACTCTCTGGGACGCGTGGGTGAAGGGGCGGAAAGTGTCACGTAAAAATCAGGCACTGATGTCCGAGATTGATGCCGCTCTGGACACACCCGGGACCCGCGTCCAGTTGACCATGTACGGACGGATCTTCCGCACGCTTGTGAGCGACGGGAAGGCCCTGGAGGAGAAATAGAATGCCAACCCTAATCAGAACCGTGCAACGTGAGATCATGGTAGCTATGACGCCCGAGGAACTTGAGGAACTGGCGTCCAACATCGCCGACAAGTGCGCGCAGGCGGACGAACTCCGCGCTCGCATTGCCGAGCAGTCGGCGCCACTCAAGCGCGACCTCAAGCTTCTGGAGAAGGAACGCTTTAGCGCCTCCGAGAGCCGGAGGTCTGGCAAGACCAAGCGCCTGGTAGAGTGCGAGGAAATGCTAGTGGGGGATCGGGTGCAGGTCTTCCGCGCACACGAGCTGGTTGACGACCGACCCGCGACGGATGCGGACCGGCAGCTCGTGCTTGGGGAGCAGCGGCCCGCAGAAGAGGACCCGGTCTCGGTGGAGGAAAACGACCCAGACCAGAGTTCGACCAGCGGGAAGATGGTCCACATCCCGGCGCGCAAGCCACCCAAGACGGCGGTCCAGCAGGGGCCGCTCAAGAGAGGACGGAAGTCGTGACCATCAACCAAGGTAAAGGAAATCGACCCGTCGTCACGATCGAGAACATGCATGTCTCAACCGAGGCTGACGTTTGGGAAGAGCGGCGTGGAGATCTGAAGGTGCGAGTCGACCTGACAGCACTCGGAGGATCCAACGAGAACTCCTCCACCTTTCCTGAGGAGATAGTGTCCACTGGCGAAAGAGAGAAGAACAGATGATCGTCTACCACGCTACAGGCACGCGGCCCATAGCGGTCGAGTGCTCAGAGCCTGGATACCCGAACGTAGACTCCAACGGGGAAATGATGTCAGATAACACCCATTTCTCAACGGAGGGTGAAGCATGGGAAGCGCTCCGTTGTGAGCTGAAGGCGGGAGTCTACTTGGCAGCACGCCGAGTTACCGATTCTAGGAAGGAGCTGGATCAGTACACTACCTACCTGGCAGACTGCACGCTTGAGTGGGTCTCGTGCGAGCGAGAGTTTGAGAAGTGGGTCCGCGACTTGAAGGACAGCGAATGATCCACTCTGAGCTTGTCGATCGCGCCGTCTGGTGGCTTCGGGGAACCCGTAGGTGCCCGGTTGTTATGCGCGAGTGCGGAGCAACCTGCGGAAACGAGATCCCGGACGCCATCGGGTGGACTTCCCGGGGAGTTTCGATCGTGGTGGAGTGCAAGTCCAGCGTGCAGGATTGCTACGCGGATAGGTTGAAGCCATGTGAGCGGTCCGGATCACGCTGCGGAGAATTTAGGTACGTCATGACGGATTGCCCCGGCATCACATTGGATCGCCTGATTCCTGGGTGGGGTCTACTCAGAGTTGGCGCTCGTATCCGCAGAGAACGCGAGTCGGACATGTTCCAGCGTTCCCATCTGTCCGAGATCCGGCTATTGGTGGCAGAGATGCGCCGGTGCGTGAGACCCGGAAAGCCTGGTGGAAATGGTCTGATAGACCCGTCGGCTCTGTTCGACGACGAGGAAGAGAAGGATCGCGAATGAGCTGCTCAACCTGTGATCACGTGCGACGAACAGAACCTTTGGGTCTTCATTTGACTTGCGCACGTTTCGGAGTCCCAGTGTTCGGATACGACGATTGTCCTAGCGACACATCAAACCAACAGGAGTCCAACATGGCAACACGAAAGCAAGAGACCGATACCAATGCGCTTCTTCCATCAATACCCATACCGACGCTATCGATGCCGATCGACGCGACCGAACCACAGCCCACCAAGCAGCGTCGCAAGCGATCCGACGCGGGGCAACCGCGCACAGAACGACGGATCCAGAAAGGCTTGTTGGACCCACTTGAAATTGCCGTCAGGGAGCTGCCCAAGGCAATCGAACAGCTGAAGGCTTACGAGGCCATCAAGCGCAGGGTCGATATGTACACCACCACGATCCGGATGTTCGGTTCTGCGGAGCAGAAGAACCAATTCGATCTGGGGGAGTCGTGAAAGTCTACATCACGAAGTACGCGTTGACGTCGGGAATTGTCGAAGAGGAAGCAGAAGTACCTGAAAACCCGGATCAGTATGCTGCGGGAAGGATATTCGTGCACCACAGGGCACTGACGCTAGGCCACAGCGCTTTCGCTTCTCGCGAGGAAGCCGAAGCGATGGCACGAAGGATGGCGGTCAAGAAGATCGCGTCATTGACGAAGCAACTGTTCCGCCTGGATGCACTCGCCAAGACGCCCAAGTGGGCTGACAAATGATACGCGACACCCGTTCCCCCCAAGAAGTGCACGTCGGTCCCGGCTGGCGTGCACACGTTGACCAGCGCGTCGACCGACCTGGTGAGCACGCTATTCTGGGGGTGGACGGTCAGTACCGTGGCGAGACGTTCAAGCTCGCCGTCACGTGCATCCTGTGCCACGGATGCGCACCACGTGGCGCCATCATAGCCGCGTTGGAAGCCGCGCTTGAGGCGGCGAGGACTGGTGCACCATGACGGACTTGACTGCTCGACAGCGAGAGGTTTTCGACTTTCTCGTGGCGTACCAGAAGCGCAACGGGATTCCTCCAACATTGCGTGAGATGTGTAAGAACCTTGGGTTCAGTTCTCTCAATGCGGGGTTGGCCCATCTGGAAGCTCTCGAACGCAAAGGATACCTGAACCGCACCAAGATGATCAGTCGAGGCATCAGGTTGACTCCGAAACCCATTGAGGGTTCGATGCGGCAACGGGCCGAGCACGCTTTCGATGAGATGTTCGGAAAAGCATACGTGCAGTTCCGGTGGACTGATTCGGACGGACAGGAAGTAGAAAACTGCGTCCACAGCTCGGCACTACGGACGAGTGTGGTGAACCTAATGGTCGAGTTCGCTGAGAAGGAAGGAGTTCCGGATGATCAAGATCACGTCCCTGAAACCAGGTGATGTCGTGTATGACTGCCACCGGCAGAAGATAGGCAACACCACAGCGTCCGAGCTTGGTGTCTGGACGGTCAAGATCCTGGATGTCGACATCGAGAGGTCTATCGTGCGTTTTTCGTGGAACGGAAACTCACCAGACGTGTACCATGGTAAGAAATTCTCTTGGCGGCGTTGGCCTCCTGAATGGATTCCGAAGGTGTTCGGAACCACCAAGTGCGCCATCTGTTATAGGAGCATGGAGGAAGGACACCACCCGGACTGCATTCACCCCAAGGCGATGAAGCGATGAACCACAGAGGACTCAATCCTCACGCACGCCATCCGACGGGACTCCGGGAGTGCCCGGAACGAATTCTGGAAGCGGCGCGTCGGGACCCGGAGGACCGCGTGCTTGCCATCGCGGCCCGGTGCATCCAGTGCATTCCATCGGCGGAAGGCGTCCGGTCGTGCGAGCGCCGCAGCTGTGCTCTGTGGCGCCTGCGTCCGTACCGCCTTGACGCCCCGCCCAGGTCCGCCCCGCATCTCGAGCGGCCAGAGCCAACCTACGAGAAGGAACCGGAAACAGAACTGGAGGAAGCATGAGCGAGATCAAAGTTGAAGATCCAGGGGTTGTCCCGATAGACGCGAAAACAGAGTTCGAGATCAGTCTGTCAACTAGACAATTGTGGGACGCGGCGCTGATGTACATGGAGAAGCATCAGCTTGCTCCCGAGGGTACCTACGCTTTTGTTCTCACGTGGAGCCTGGATGCTTCTGGATGTAGATTGACCGCCAAGATGAGGAAGCACCAGTGATCAAGCTTCCTCTCACGCCAGTCGAGCGGGAACCGGAAACCGAACTGGAGGAAGCATGATCATGGTTGCCGCCCTGTTCGTTTCTCGCAAGGGGCCATACTGGGGGCGTCCAGACGTGGATCCTTGGGACGACGTGCGGGATGCTCGGCTCTACGCTGGACCATGGCCTGTGGTGGCACACCCTCCGTGCGAGCGATGGGGTCGCTACTGGAACGGAGGTCCGAGCGCAAAGGTTCGACGTATCAAGGGAAACGATGGCGGTTGCTTCGCTGCTGCATTCGATTCCGTGCGGAAGTATGGTGGAGTAATAGAACATCCGGAAGCGTCTTCGGCGTGGGAAGCATTCGGATTGCTGGCTCCGCCATTCGGAGGAGGGTGGGTGAATGCTGACTCCTGTGGTGGCTGGACTTGTTGCGTGGAGCAGGGTCACTACGGTCATCGAGCAAGAAAGAAAACATGGCTGTACGCATATGGGATACACCAATTGCCCAAGCTACTCTGGGGTGCATCACAAGCGTCGATTCGATTAGACGCAGGATACCACTCGTCCGAAGAGCGGCGCAGAGCAGTACGTACTGGAGCGGTGCAACGGATGTCCAAGAGAGAGAGCGCGCTTACTCCACCCGAATTCGCTGAGGTATTGCTCTCCATAGCAAGGATGTCGAGATGACCAAGCTACCACTCACTCCAGTCGAGCAAGAGGCGGTGGGCGTAATCAGTGGCGGACGGCTCGAGTCCCTGCACCGGGCCAACATGCGTGTGGTCCTGATGTGCCATGCGTGCAAGCACTGGCAACCCGGTCCACGGGAGTGCGAGTGCGCCATCTTGGTCCCAACCATGGGGATGCACTGGGGCTGTTGCGACGGAGTTCCGGCATGAGCAAGCCCAAGCCAAAACCCAAACCAGACTGCCGAACCTGTGGCGCCTGCTGCTGCCCGTGGCAAGACCAATCGGTCTTCTGCGATCTCGAGCAACGGGATGTTGCCCGTCTTCCCAAAGGCTTCGTCAATCGGCATGTCGTGACCGACTCGCCGTTCGAGAGCCTAGTGGTATTCTTCATTGACCAAGCTTCTCCCTACGCATCGATCGAGACCAAAGAGGTCGAGGTCAAACGTGGACCCATGAAAGGCCTCCAAGTGATTCAGTGCGCGGCCCTGCGTGGGTCCCTGATGCATCAGGTCTCGTGCTCGGTCTACGCCAACCGGCCTAGCGTGTGCCGAAAGGCAGTCAAGCCTGGTGACAAGACGTGTCTTGCTGCGCGTCGGTTGGTCCAAGATGCGATCGATCGACTGGAGGCGGCTGAGTGATGCGCCTCACCCGGATGCCGCCATCCGATTCTCCACGGTGGGACTCAGCGCTGTCCGAGATCCGGAGCCAGATGTCTGGCCCCATGACGTCTCGCGAGCTCAAGCAGCTCGCGATCCTGACACGCTGCGGCTCAGCCACCAACGCCTTGGTGGTCGGAGAGATGAGGGGGATCTGGTGGTGGGACCGGGCGGGACGGCGGTGGGTTCCTGGAGTTGACTAAGTGGATGATGTGATGTATGGCTAAAAACATGCTCAGTCAGGAAGAGAAGCAACTACTGCGCGACAGGATGGCTGAACGGGCCGCAGGACACCGGTCTTGTCGCCTATCACCCCGGGACATCGTAGCGATTGGTAGAGCCTACGCGAACGGGGAGAGTCCAAGCACCATCGCACGTCGGTTCGAAGTGTCGACCCAAACGATTCACTACCACCTTCGGAAGCTATTGGAGAGCGAATAGCTTCCAAAGGCGGGTACAAAGTGAGCCTATTCAGCTCGATCGACCGCAGGATCAACGCGGATTCTTGGTTTCGTGGGCTGTCCCATGAGGCACAATTGCTCTGGTTCCGCCTCCTGACCGGACCACATGTCACCCAGGTGGCGGGTCTCTGGTCGGCTACCGAGGAAGGCTTGGCCCGCGCGTTCGGGTTCTCGCTGGAACGGTTCCGGGAACGGTTCCGGGAACTGTCTAGGGAACCGTCTCGACGTGGTTTCCCAAGGGTGCTCTCAGACTGGTCCGCTGGGGTGGTCTGGATCCCCAACGCGTTGGACTTCCCGTGTAACCAACCGGCCAATGAGAATGTTCTAAAAGGGTGGATCCAGCATCTAGAACTCGTACCAGAGTGTGATCTAAAAAACCAAGCATTACGGCACTTTGGGCAGTGGGTAAAGTCTCAGGGAAACCGTTTCCCAAACGGTTTGCCGAACGGTTTCCCGAACGGTTCCGGGAACGGTATAGGGAACCGTTTCGACCTGGTTTCGCCTCAGGAACAGGATCAGGAACAGGATCAGGAACAGGAACAGAACCAGGAACCAGGTTTGTTGGATGTATCTTTATGATTTCTCATTCTGAGCCAGATCGATCACCTGTAAGCGTAGGGATCACGCGCGACGAGCTGGTCGTCTGTCCGCCGGACCTCCGGCTCACTTCCGGGCAGGTCGTGGCTCTCGAGATTGCGGGGGTGCCAGAATGGGCGGCGGAACTTCTGCTTCGCGAGTGGGTCGTGATGGCGTGCGCGGAATCCGACCTTCGGCTGCTCACGACGTGGCGCAAGTGGGCCGCGAGGCATGTCTTGCTCACGTGGCGGGAACCCACCAGGCGGCCTCGGCGCCCTGAGGAGGCTCCGACGCCGGAGGATCGGGCTCGGCGCCGGGCGGAACTGCTGGCTGCGCACAAGCGTGCCGAAGATGAATACCTGGCCTACGTGGCGGAGTGCGGCCGCCCAACGGCTGAGCAAGTCAGGTCTCTGGAGCTCGCCGGGGTCCTGATCCCGGGCGGCGCGGCGCGTGGCGGGGGTCAGGACGCGTCGGGGCCCGGTGGCGGCTACGGTACGACCCCCCCGACTCCGGACGCGCTACAGAGGCAGCTGGCGGCCCTGGCGGCCATCGACCAAGAGGGCACGTGATGGATACCACGGGCCGGGTACCCCCAAACTCTCTGGACGCCGAGGCCGTGCTGGTCAGCGCGTGTCTGCTGGTGCCGGGCCTGATCGACGAGGTCCAGGCGTTCTGCTCGCCGGTAGATTGCTACTCTGTGGCGAACCGCCTGATCCTGGAGGCGGCTTGGGATCTGCACTCGAAGAGCCGGCCAATTGACATGGTGTCTGTCGCGACTCACCTTCGGGACGCGGGTAAGCTCCAGCAGGTCGGAGGGTCGGCGTACCTGGCCCAGGTGGTTGACGCTACGCCGGCCGTCCACAACGCGGAGGAGCACGCACGGGAGGTCCGGGCCAAGTCCCGGCTGCGGCAGGTCATCCAGGTCTGCCAGCGCTACGCGGCCGAAGGGTACGGATGCCCCGGTGACGTGCAGGACTTTATCGACCAAGTCGAGCGGGCCGTGTTCGACATCGCGCAGGCTGAGCAGCAGTCGGATCTGGTGGAGATCCGAGAGGTCGTGCGTGACTGCTATCGCGTCCTGTCCGAGGCCGCGGAGCGCGGGACCGCCATCACGGGCACGGCCGTTGGCATCACGGAGCTCGACCGCATGACGTCGGGGGCGCACCCGGGAGACTTTTGGGTGATCGCTGGTCGACCCGGATCTGGAAAAACTTCTCTGGCCATCACGATGGCGCTCTCGATTGCGGCACCCCGAGCGTGTGGGTTGGCAAGCGAAGCTGATGCGAATGGGGACGCGACAGCTTACGAACTGGGCGGCGTCGTGCCGTACTTCAGCATGGAGATGCCGCGTGAGCAGATCGGAAACCGATTGCTGGCCGCAGAAGCGCGAGTTGATCTGTCGAGGATCCGTTCCGGTCACCTACGGCAAGACGACTGGTCGAAGCTGACCTGCGCCGTGACGCGCCTTGCTCGGATGCCAATCTGGATCGACGACACGCCGGCTCTCACTATGCTTGAGCTGCGGGCGAAGTGCCGGCGCCTGAAGGCGCGATGTCAACGCGAAGGCAAGAAGCTTGCCGCCATCATGGTCGACTACCTGCTGCTCATGCAGGGTCTCAGAACGAAAGGGCAGTCGCGTGAGGAGGAGATCTCGGAACTGTCGCGCGGCATGAAGATCGTGGCAAAAGAACTGGCTGCACCCGTCCTTGCCCTCACGCAGCTCAACCGAGAATGCGAGAAGCGTCCTGACAAGCGACCGCAGCTGAGCGATATTCGCGAAAGCGGGAGCCTGGAACAGGACGCGGACAATGTCCTTTTCGTCTACCGAGACGAGATGTACCACAAAGAATCGGTGGACCACGGCTTGGCAGAGTTGATCTTGGCCAAGCAGCGGAACGGCCGAACCGGGATGGTCAAGGTGAAGTGGACCGACTTCTGCAGTCGCTTCGACAACCTGCTGTCCACCTATTACGACGACTTCGATGCTGCCTCAACGGGCAGCACCGACGCGGACTACGGACTCGAACAACCGCCCCACTGGGCAGATAGGTAGAGGAGAGAAACCATGACAGTCGACAAGTGTCCGTTTTGAACAAACCAAGGGAAGAGGAATGGCAACAATCGACCAAGTATCAGCGCTGATCTCGGCCCACTGCCGCAGGGATGAGGACAGATTTCGGAGCACTGTCCAACAGATTAGGTCCAGCCATGCGTCGCGCAAAGAATGGAGCGCTGCGAGTGCGATCGAGCGGGCCTATTCGTTTGATACCATGGACACACAGAATCCAGTGTCCGTGCCTCACGAAGTCCGGGGGATGCTGGCCCTTCGGGAACGACGAGTGGTAGCCAGCGACATGGTGCTGGACAGGGAACTTGAGAACCAGTTCACCCAGATCGTGACGGAGCACAAGGAGAAAGCAAAGCTGCGAGAGCACGACCTGGAACCCATGCGGAGGGTCCTTATGGCGGGTCCTCCTGGGACTGGCAAGACCATGGCGGCCAGCAGACTTGCTGGCGAGCTCGGACTACCGCTCTATTTCACCAACCTGCACAGCATAATCGGAAGTCTGCTAGGAGAGACTGCGGGCAGACTTGGTAAACTGTTCGAGTGGATCCGAACCGCGCAAGCTGTAGTGTTGTTCGATGAGTGTGACACGCTTGGCAGCAAGAGAGAACCTGGGTCGAGTAACGCACAGGGGGAGATGAACCGCGTCATGGCCAGCCTGTTGACCTTTCTGGAAAGCGATGTTGGAGACTGCGTGGTACTTTGCGCGACAAACATGCCTGAGGCGCTGGACCCGGCATTCGTGCGGAGGTTCGACGCTTACCTCGAGTTCAGAATGCCGACTTACGAACAAGGCTTCCGGCTTATTCACAAAACGTTGGAGAAATTCGATTTCGAGCCCATCACATACGAGCTACCTGAGTTGAGCCACCATGATCTGGTAGAGGCGGCGCGGTGGGCCGCGAAGAGGGCGTTGTTGGCAGGGATGCCGGTTCTCTCGGACCATCTAAAGGAGGGGTTGATGCGACGCGAGAGACTGGGACGGAGGGAGCCATGAAACACCGCCCCATGATCTTCAGCGGCCAGAACCCCCTGCTGGTCCGATCTGGAAAGAAGACCAGGACGAGCCGCATGATGAAGCCTCAGCCCGGCGGATGGGAGAAGCATTGGGAGTGGAAAGGCCACAATCTGTGCTCACCAGCTGGGAAGGAGTGGCTTCTGGCGCTGGCGCCCCACGGACAGCCCGGGGATCTCCTTTGGGTCAAGGAGGAGTTCCAGCTGATGGACCTGGAGGACGGCAAGCAATGGACCAAGTCAAGATACTTGAACGACGCACGTGGCGAGGTGGAGGTTCTGTACAGAGCGGGTTGCCTCGATTGCGATGACGAGCGAGTAGGCACATGGAAGCCAGCTTTCTTGATGCCCCGCTGGGCCAGCCGAACTCAGCTGGAGATCACGGACGTTGACGTCCAGTGCATTCAGGATATCACGGAAGAAGACTGCTTGGCTGAAGGAATCATCAGGACCAAGTTCCCGTTCAGCGACCCCGGCAACGATTTCTGTTACACGATGGGGCCTTGGACTGTTGACGCTGCTCGATGGAGCCACTCAGCAAAGGCGTGCTTTGAAAACGCCTGGGAGGCGATGCACGGAAAGGGGTCGTGGAACAAGTCGTGCTGGGTCTGGGTCTACCGTTTCCGTCGCGTGGAGGGGCCATGATTGCGCTTTCGATTCGCCGCCCGTGGCCATGGGCGATCCTGCATCTGCCACGCGAGATCGCGAAGGACATCGAGAACCGCGACTGGCCCACCAGTTTTCGCGGCAAGTTCTTGGTCCACGCTTCCAAGGGATGCACCAAGTGGGACTACACGACCGGTGCGATCTGCATTGAAGACGCAATTGAACAGCTGGTTCCTATGGAGACGGAGACTTGTACAACGCTTCAGGGGCTTGGATTCCAAGAGTTGAAAGACATGCCCGCTGGCGCGATCGTCGGATGGGCCGAGATCACGGATTGCGTTGAGACGTCGAATTCACCGTGGTTCAGTGGACGATACGGATTCGTGCTGGGACGTCGGGGAGTGCTGCAGCCCATCCCGTGCAAGGGACAACTTGGGTTCTTCCGCGTGCCGGAGGACGTGGCTCAAGCGGTTAGAGAGCAGGCCATCCGTGGATGACAAGCGCGCTTTGGGACCCGAGATGCTGGCCGAAGGCTGGCGCGTGCTGGGTAGCGACGACATCGTTTGGTTCCATTCACCATCCGGGATAGCTGTCACGGTCACCCAGGCACAACGGCGCCAATGTCTGCTTCCTGTCCAGGGGGATGAGACCCCGAATCCCAAGACGCTAGGCTACGCTGTTCTGTGCCGGGAGTCAGGAGATGGCTTCTGGGTCCAATACTACGGAGTTGCGGTCAGGCGTGCACGTGAGATCCGGGCATCAATTCTGCGGGACCACGTGATGACCGAGACGGCTAAAGGAGGGGTTGATGCGACGCGAGAGACTGGGACGGAGCCATGAAAAACGGAGGAAGAGCAGATGTTCAGCGTGACAGAGAAGGCGTTGATCGAAGCAGTTCAAACGAGATTGCGAGAGCCAAATGACGACAAAGGAGCAGAGATGCCCAAGGACGAGAAAGTGAATCCAACTACCGATACGGCGGCAACCACGTACAACGAACCACCACAGAATCTCGCTGCTGGACCATGGCGTGCATTCCCAGAGAATAAGCCGACGCTTGGTGGGCCAAAACTCGTGGCGGTGAGCCACGCAACGGCGTCCTCAGGGTTCAAGTTTTGGACCCTGAGAATGGCACGTTACGACAACATCGGAGAGGGGTGCCCACGATGGTGGTGTGTAGTGACGGACATGCCGTTGAGTGTTTCTCACTACGCGGACTTGCGCGATCCAATAGTGTCCGACGCGCCTACTTCCGATCCGGATCTTCCCGCGATTCCGAGACTTGAGTGCCCATTGGAAGAGGCGTCTGTTGAGCCAGCGCTCGAGCCCAACCTCCACTGGTCGTTCAAGCGCACGCCGTGCGAGACCGACCTGCGGAGAATCCTGCGGGAGTCCGAGGAGGCGGGGGCAAGGGCGATTGGGATTCGACTGTGCGGGCAGGCGATCGTGGGACTGAGAAAGAAGGCTCTGGAGGCAGCTGCGGGACTCAGCTTGATGAACTCCCTGGGTGTGATGGGCCAAAGAGGTTTACTGTCATGCGGCTCACTAGAATGGATGCTTATGTGGGTCTCGGGAGACCCCGCAGAGGCAGCCAAGGCGGCGTTGGCCGAACTGGACGCCTGGGCTGGCAAGCGGCACCGCACGACCGTGGCGGTGTTCAAATGAGCCTCTCGGACGAGAAACGGAGGTATCTTGAGAGCCTGTCGCCAACGCAGGGATGCTTCGAGATCCAACGATGGGCCCACGCCGGCTGCACGGGAGTCGGGCGCGGGAGTTCTGCAGGGCAAAAAAAGTAGTTGACAGCGTCCATCGTATGATGCATGATGCACCGTAGTCCAGGAAGGTAACTGCTATGACCGATCAGGACGCCAGAAGGCTAGCTGCTGAATCGCGGTGTGATCTTAGGACCGTGCGCTCCATGCTGGTCGACCCGGCAAGCGTGCGTCCGGTCAGCAGGACACGCATCGAGGAAGCAGCCAAGAGGTTGAAGATCAAACTTCCAAGAGCGTAGCAAATGGTCAAAGCAAAAACAGTTCAGCGTTCCGGCCAGGGTCGTCGCAGGAAGGGCGACCTCCACTCGCCCAAAGGCGAGGCCAAAGTGCACTCAGCCAATACTGAGCTCAAGCGCTCAGTACCTCTGCATCCCGGCGACCTTGGCTCGAGCGCTGAACCGAAGAGACCGAAGTCTCTCGGCTCAAAAGAGTTGGACGAGGCGCGCGATTGGCTGATCGCGGAGCTCTCTTCCATGGGGGTAGCGAAGCCGGTAGTGTTCCGAGGCCGGAAGGGACACGGAGTAGAGGTCAAGGACGGACGTCGAAAGTTGGGTGGAATTGACAACGCCGACTTGATTACGCGCAACGTTCATGCCGTAGAGGACTTGTTTCGGCTGCATGGGTCGGTTACGATAGAAATCGACCCGAAGGCAGCGCACGCGCACAAAGACATCCTGTTCGGAGTGTGTAGAGCCCTCGTTGCGGGCCAGCGGGCAGTGATGCGGGCTCTGTACCGTGGAGAGCACGACACTCCGGCGGCACGGGACCCCGACTTCGTCGCCTATTGCGCACTAAGCAAGAACAAGGTCGACCAACTGATCGCCAAAGGTGGTACCCTCCTGTCGAACAGCTACGCCTATCCGATTCTGCGGTACGCAGCATCGCAATGGCTCGCCAATTCAAAGACAGAAGTAGAGCGCAATCTCAGCGTTGCCAGCAACCAGATAGGGTCCGCGTCGAAGAATGCTGAGCGAAAGTGGCGCGATTGGATGGGGCACCAGGACGAGCAGTCTCTTCCGAGATTCACCACGCCATCATGCGAGGTCGACGCCGACCAGTACAAGCTAACGATGAAGGGTCGAGAGCTGTCGGTAGCTCTCAAGATTCAGGGAGCGGACGGCGGAAGAATACCTGTGATCGATCTCGATGCCTACGCTCGCGGTGGATCTGGATGGGCGGACCTGCGGCGCATCCTCTCGGGGGAATGGGAGCGCCGATCTGCACGGTTGGTGTGGGACGATGCCCGTAGGAGATGGCTCCTGAAAATCTCGGTCATGAAACCCAGACCGGAGTTGAAGCATGGGGTAGGTGCCATGGTCGTGTGTCCGGGCGTGGACTCACTTGTGCGCGTATGGGGAAGCAACGGATGGCGCGGTCCGGCCGATGACACCGCCAGCATCATCGCGCGCAAACTCAGGATCGATTCCAGGAAGTCACAACTCGGGCAGCACAAGGATTTCCAGGGTCATGGGGCACGCGGACATGGCCGCGGTAGGTTCACCAAGCTTCTGCGGAGATTTGGTGATGCGGAAGCGAGATTCGACAAAACGCATATCCAGCAAGGCGCGGCCCGCGTGGTACAACTGGCGCTCGGACAACGTCTTGGAAAGAATGGGTGGTCCGAGCGAGAAGGTTCGGTGGGTGAGGTTCTGGTCAACAGTTTTGGATCATTTTGCCCGACGCATCCGGACCGTCGCATCGAGCGAGTGCTCCGACGATTCCCCATCTGTGCCCAACGGGACGCGATTTGCTGGGCTCTACGCAAGGCTGGAATCCCTCATCGGGTTGTCAAGAGCGCGAATCTTTGCCCCGCGTGCGGAGAGGCTAAGGTTGTCCACTACAGCGGCATGGATTGGTGCTGCCCCAAGTGCCACCTGCGCGCGCCCCGAGACCTATGGACCGCATGGCAGACGTTCATTGCCGGAGGTGATAGCCAACACTACGACCTTTCCGAAGTCGGAAAGGAGTTCCGAGAAGCGGCAGAATATGCGGAATCGATCCGCAGGAAGGCAGAACAGAATGGATCCGAAGAAACTGAAGAAGCTGCTCAATGAGGCTGGAATCTGCTTCACCCAGTGGAACGACTGGGAACTAGTACAGCGCGAACTCTCGAAGCTCAGGGTTGCGCGCGACAAGGCTGAAGCACACTACTGCCTGTTTCTGTGTGGCGTCGAGGCCTGCTCGGCGGAGTGGCGTAGCGGGCTCGATTCGAAGGAACCGCAGACATTCGACCATTGGCTGCGCAAGCAGTCTCTGCATGATGACCCGGCGCGCTACCGGGCTATGCTGATCGCTCTCGAAACCAAGGGGCTTGAGTGGGTGCAACGAGTCGGACCGATTGCGATCGCGACGGTCGTAAAGAATCTTCCATCAGAACTTCGGGACGAAGGATTCAGGCGTCTTGCGGACAAGAGAGCTGACGTCGGGCAACCGGTATCGTCTAAGATCGGTCCGGCGGTTGTGGCGGCCGTCAAAGCGGCGCACCAGGACATCTGCCCTCCCATGCCGAGACATCCGAAGCTCGTGAAGTTGGGTGCCAAGCTGCAGACGTCGAGGGGTCAAGTGAAGTCGCTGGAGGATGAGCTCAAGGAAGCTAGGTCTACCATTGCGGAGCGAGACCGGACGATCGAACGGCTCATGGCTGAGAATTCCGAGCTTCGCGAGCGGCTCGGTGCTGCGCAAACCGCGCTAGGCGCTCGCACGCAGAAACCTCGAAAAACAGTGGGGACGCAGCAACCGGCGATGCCGGCCGAGTAGAAGCAATGGAGATGGCGAAGACCCGCTCGCAAAGTACAGCGCAAGGTAGCAGGATCGTGGAGGTCCTAGCTGGCGGGTCAGGACAGCTGAAAGGATGCGGAGGAAGTGGAGCATGACCATCACGCACGCACGGGCCCGGGACATTCTGGTCGCTGTGGGCAACAGGATGCAGAGGAAGTGGAGCCGATCGAGCGCGGTCCTGCGGGTCACTTCACCTCGGCGTCGCTGTGGGCAACAGGATGCAGAGGAAGTGGAGCTAAGGCCTGGCAGGCAACCAAAGAACGGCCCCCATGGAACAACGCCACGGGGGCCAGGCATCATTACCTCGATCTGAGGCTCCCTTCGGCTCTCGCCGACGTGCTTGGGATTAGGTAGGAGAAGACTAGCACGCCAGCGAGGTCGTTGACCAGCCGGCGCATTCGTGCCAGAACGAATAAGCCCCGCCGACCGAGAATCGACGGGGCTCTGGAAGGATCGAGACCTGCTACATCAGGAGTAGCAGGATGGCAGTCTTCGGTCAACCAGGTCCACTGGGGGCAGCGTGAGTCGGTGGTGCAGAGCCGAAAAGGCCGAGCGTTCCCGGGTGAGGGAGCGGGGTCCACGGCAGCCTGAACATCCACCAGACTTCCCCGAAACCGAGCGTTTCGCTCTCGAGCGGGTCTTCAGCTGGCTTTGCTGGGTCTCGTCGTCGCCTGCGGGATCGATGCTGGGTCGTCAAGAGCTTTTCGGGCTGCCGATCCGAGAATGCCAGCGGTGTAGGGGCACGGGGCTGGTTCAGCGCCAGCCACGCCGGGAGCCCCGGTTCGCGGAGTTCGCGATCCTACTGGGCTGCTTGGAGGAGGAGGCGAGGCAGCGGTGGGAGGCGCTTCAGGCCCAGATCGAGCCAGAACTGGGGGACAAGCAATGCCCGAGATGTCGAGGAAGCGGAAGGACGCAGGCCAGGATCGGGGCGAAGCCCATCGGTACCTGGTATCAATCTCCGTCGATTGAGTGCCCCGCAGGCGTCCGGAACTGCTCGGGTCAGGCCCCATGGTCAGAAGAGGTCGTGTGCGCATCGGGGCATCCAGACGCTCGCGACTGGTATGAGCCCAACCCTGAGAGCTATGCCTACATTGGGGCACAACTGTCCAGGTTGCTGCTGGTAGAGCGCCGGCACGGAGCTAGGTCCGTGAGTGTGCTGCAGATCTGGTACGGCCCGGACGCGCGACGGTATGACCCCGAGGAGGTCCCGATCCCGACCGACGATGCTTTGCGCGTGCTTGAGCTTGCGCATCAAGAGGGCGCGTTGGTGCTGGACGTCGAGACCGAAGAGGACGTTCCGGCTGAGATCGCGAAGCGACTCAAGTCCTACAACGAGGAGTGGCGGGACCGGCACGAGGCGGAACGTAATGGTAGCGCGATTGCGCCGTACTCCATGGGCGCGTTTGAGATCTCGGCTCTGCTGCGTCCCAAGCGGATCCAGCGATCCGAAGAGCTGGGGCGTCAGGCACAGCTGGTCCAGATCTGGCCCGCGACCGCGACGGGGCGCAAGGCGCTTCGTGGCATGTCGGACATCGAGAATTTGCGTTCCACCATTGAGACCAAGCGGGGTGGACACCGAAAGGTCGCTCAGCTGGACCGGGAGGCGGAGAAGCTGTTGAGTCGAGCGCAGCGGTATTGGTGCGCGACCAAGCGGGTATCACCGACTCTCATCGTCGTGGCGGACTGGAGGGCAACCGCCGAGGTTCTGGTGAAGGAAATCCTTGCCCGGAGGGCGGCGTGATGGAGCGCAGATGGCTAAGGCTGCGGGAAGCTGCGGAACGGCTCGAGATGGGGCGCGACCGGAACGCGGCGCGCAAACTCGAACTCGACCTCATGGATGTCCAGAAACGGACCGGGGTCACGATGCTTCGCAGGAAGGGTCCCGGTAGCGCGATCCTAGTGGACTGGGATCGAGCGGAGGGACACCTGGCGCGTCGGAAAGCCACGGCGGATCAGTACCAGGATTGGCACGACGAGCTCTGCCGGCTCGCGGCCGAGATGGCGGATCAACGCGACAACGTGAACGTGCAGCCCCAGATTGACCGGATCAATGGGCGTCTGGACCGACTTGGCTGTCAAATCGATACCGTCCAGGAGGATGCGCGCCGGCGCGATTCCGCCATGCTGGCCATGCTGACCCAGCTGGTGGCCAAGATGGGGGAGCTGGCGCGAGATCCTACGTGATCGCAAGGCTAGACAGGACCTCGTCTGCTGGGCTGTACGTGTAGTCTCCCCTCCGAGCTTTGCGCCAGCGTTCGAGTTCGCTGGTCCAGACGGCCTCTCCGTCATTGGACCACGCGTTCGACTGGCCGTCGAAGGGTCGGAACAAGTGAACGACGTCGATTCCGCGCTTCAGAAGCGGGACCGCGATCAGGGAGTAGCGATGACAGTCTGTCGGGTTTTCTTCCTGACACATCAGGATGACGTGACCAGGATGGTTCTCGAGCCATGCGAGTCCCGCGGTCGTGACGGAAAAGGGAGGCTTGTTTCCCAGCGTTTCTCCGCGCCAAACGTACCTACGTCCCAGTAGGGTCGTGAGGTCGTCGCGTGAGAACCCGCGCTTTACGCGCCCAGAGGGGCGCGCTCGAACGTCAACCAAGAGGGAGCTCGTCCGGTCCACGAGGGCGAAAAGCTGGCTAGTTGCGAGGTGCTGGTATCCGACGCTTAGGTACATGCGTTTCCGATCTCGGTAGCGCGTGGCCACCGCTACGGGCCTCCATGACTGGGGACCCGGATGCGGAGGTCAGACGGAGGGGTCGAGTTCGGGGAATCCGAGCTCTTCGAGCGCGTCCGTGAGATCCTGGCCCGTCAGTGGCGTGACTAGGGCCCGTCCGTTGCGCGCCACTCTGGTGATGCGTGCCATGCCTCGCCCATAGATCGCGCGGTTATCTGTGGTGCCACACCAGCCCTCTAGTCGAGGCTCGTGGCTCCCATTGGTGTAGGGTGGACGGTCGCGGAGCTGCCATCTCTCCGCCATGTTGTTCTGGTCCTGGATCATGACCAAGAAGCCGATTTGTCCGAGCTTGGTAGGTTCGTCGTAGGTATCGATCCACTGTGCCATTGCGGTTCAGTCCTCTCTTCTCGCGCGGCCACGGGACAATCCCGAGGCTCGGCGGTGGGCCCCCCGGCGCGCCACGAACGCGCGGCCGTCGTTACCGGGCGGGGGGCTGTGGTCTCAGTCGAGCCGCTCTGCCGGGAGGTCCGCGATACACTCGTCGCCCAACTGAGCGTCGTCGATCACACCCGCCACACGTCGGATCGCGCGGACTGTTTCGGCGGTGTCGGGCCGGCCGTCTATTGCGTCGACCAAGAACCCTGCACTGGCTCCACGCCAACCGATGTGGACGCCACCGGAGCCCGAGTCGAGCTCGCCGTAGACGAGGCGCCGACCGTCGTCGTGCTGGCGGACTCGGATGTACCAGACGTGATTTGCCTGACACTCGACCTGACCGTCGTGTCGACTGGCGCCGGCGATTCTGGGCCAAAGCTCGGGGTCGATCCTGACCGGCGCGCGGTCGCTCATGGCAACCGTGATGGTGTTTTTTGGTAGGGTCATGGGTGGTGGTCTCACTTTCTGCGGGGGCTTTTCCCTCGCCCGCCGGGGTCCTGGTGGGCCCCGGTACGGCGCCGGAATAGCTATGCGTCGACCCATCCGGCTTTGAGGAGTTTTTGCCAACGCCCTTCGTGATACCGTACCTGGATCGTGCTTCGGACCTTCGGTCCAGGGATCGGATTCCGTTCTACGAATTCGGCCGGCGTAGAACCGTCACCCTTACATCGGACGGAACCTGTGGACGGGAAACCTTCTGGATCGGTCGTGGTCCAGCACGACCTTTGGTAGGTAGCGATATCGCCCGCGCTTGGTCTTCGGCCGTTATACGGATTTCCGACGGTTGCCTCCACTGGCCAAGACAAAGAAACTTGCTCGGGCTTGTTCCAATCAGTCTGGACTGTCGTCACGTACAATTTGCCATCTCGCTCAGTAAGTGTTCCGATCATGACCAGATACCCCCTCCTAGCGACAGGACTTGACGGGCGATACGCGCGCCAGGAACTCGACTTCGACCGTGGGGTCACCGACCGAGTAACATGCGTCGAGCTTGTCGCCCAGGAGCTCCCGGACGCGGGCGACATCGAGTCGACGGCTGCCATTGCGCTCCGCCATCGTGACGACCCCCTCGATGCCGTCCAAGATCATGATGCCGCGTGCGGCGAACATGAGGGCGGCTGGGCGCGCGACGGCCTCTAGGCGCTTGACCTCGGCCTTGAGCTCGGAGATCCGGGCGTACTGCTGGACGATCCGGACCTGCTCGAGTGAGACGATTGGGCTCGCATGGAGGGTGATTTCGGTCGATTTTGCGGATGATTTCTTGGCCATTTGGGGGCCTCCGGTGGTGGTTTTTGGTGGTTTTGGTGGGTAAAGTGGTGGATCCGCTACGGCCGGACCGTGGTTCGGTCCAGCCGGCTGCCGAGCCGCTACTCCGAGCTACGGTAGTCTTTGGCCGCGACCCAGGCCTGGTAGTCGTCGTGGTATCCTTGGTCTCCGCTTACGACGCCAGATAGATCTTCAAAGAAGACGATTTGGCCGACGGAGATCCCGTAGTCTACCCCACCTGGAAGCACGCCAGCAGCATAGGCTCTCTTGATTAGGTCTTTGACGGATGCTGCTAAATCGACGATCGGAAAGTTGTCGGACTCGCGACCAATACTGATTTGAGCGGCTACCGCTGTACAGGTGAGACGCTCGGCCTCCGGCGAGTCGGGCGGTAGATCGGTCAATGAGGCTCTGAGGGCCTCGTAATGAGCAGCACGGGCGGCTGTCGCGGCGGCGTCTAACTCGGACTGTCGCGAGGTGCGGAATCGGGAGATTGCGAGATTGGCCTCGGTGTTCATGGGTGGTGGTCTCCGGTTGGTGGGGTGGTGGGAACCCACCGCCCACCGGGTCTGACCGTCGTCAGGCCCGGGGCGGCGAAGGGATCCGTTACTCCGCGACTGCCTCGACCTGCTCGATCGCGGCTTCGAGCTGGATCTCTCGGGCCCGGGCGTGACGGGCCGCTGCCTGCTCGTTGGCCAACTGGGCGCGGAGAAGGCGCCCCAGGGATTCGGCCTGCTCGGCGCGGCGCGACTGGTCGATCGCGAGCGCGAGCTCGTGTTGGGCGACCGTGAGGGCGTCGAAACCGTCGGCCTGCTGTGCGGCCAGGACGCGGGGACTATAGACCGCCAGGGCGGTCTGGGGGCGGAGATGTCGTTGGGGACGGGACTTGCGTTTCATGGTGGACCTCGGGTGGTTGGGGGTGGGGGTTGTGACGCGACTGCGGGGGCCCGGAGGCCCCCGGATGTCGAGCCGCTACTTGCTCACCTCCGCCGCCGCGGCTTTCCAACCGTCGAAATACGCCGATTCAATTTCCGGCCAATCGCTCGGGTCTGGTGAGTACCACTCTCTGAGACGGACATGATCTTCAGGAAGCGGCTCGTCTGGAGTTTCCCAACCCGTCTCGATAGCAGACTCGCGTCCTAGTTTTTTGGCGTATGCAAGTGACTTTTTCATGGTGGTGGTTCTCCGGTGGTTGATCCGCTCGCTGCCGGGTCCCGGGGGGCCCGGTATGCGAGAGGGTCAGGCGTACCGGATGCGCTCGCGTAGCTTCACGGCCGCCGTCGTGGTGGCCATGGTGTAGACGAGCTCCGGGATGGCGTCGGGAGTAGTGCGCCGTAGGCCGTCCTGGAGACGGCCCAGAATACGGACGGCCGCGTCCCGGGTCCGGTGGCGAGAGAGGATCCAGCCGTGGGTGGGGGTGTCGATACGGATCGTGATGTAGGTCATGGTTGTGGTCGTCTTGCTGAGTGCCATGCTCTATATATAGCCCATCGTGGGTCAGTTTGGGGGTCAAATCGACATGCCTCAAAAGAATGGCCACCCGGTCGGTTACGCCGTTTTGGCCACTGGCCACATCAGGCCCGTAATGGCGACGGCCGCTTCTTGTAGCGCTTTTCCGCGCGCTTCCCAGGTGGCGGCCTGAACGCGCGTGGCCTTTTCGGGGCCGTGATAACGGGCCAGTAGCTGTTCGCCGTCAACAAACAACCGGTTGGACAGTCGGGTCATCTCAATCTGGTAGGGCCGGACTCGATTTGCCAGCTGGCGAGCCTGCTCCGAGAGCTGTGTCCGCGCCTTTTCTAATTCGCGACCCAATCGCTCGATTTCATCCTTAGCGGCCGCGAGCTCGGCCGATACATTCAGGAGTTCCTGTTGCTCTTCCGATTGGGCCGGCTGGTAAGCGTCACACAATTCGCTGGCGAATTCGGACCAATGACCCGGGTGGGATAGAATTTCCGTGATATCCTGCCCAGTTAGGTCGCGGCCCAAAATCCGACTTAGCTCTCGGAGATCCTGGTCGGTGGCGTCCAGTTGGTCATTAGTAGGAGAGACGTAAGACTCCGGAGTAGGGTACGGCCTGTGATCTACGGCTTTCCTTGCGATCTGACCGGCCATTAGTGTGTAAAGTAGATTATCCATCGGTGGTGTTTCTCGGTGGTGGGTTACGAAAATCTCTATTGCGAGAGTCGTGCCAGGAGACCCCCACGAAATCCTCGCTATTTTCGCTCTGCCGGCCCGTTCAGTGGTGACAAGAATTGGCCAGGCCCGCTGGTCAAAAGGATCGAGGATTTGAAGATTTCTACCCGCTGGCCAGCGCGGAACCAGCGGAAAACACGCTGTGCGCGCGAATTGTCACCCAATTTGGACCGATTTGAAAAACTTGCGAGGTCCGGAACAGGCCAACCATGGGCCACTAAGCGGCCAGCCGTTCTTTAGATGAACGGTCGATTGTCTCCCCAAACAGACCAATCGTGGGCTATATAGATAGCCATGCTATCCACCCAAACCACCACTGTTTCTAAACCCACCGGCCGGAAGCCTATCTCCTCGGCCGACTGCCAGATCGCTGAGACAATCCTGAGCCAGCTCGGAGGCCTGGGCCGCCTGACGGCCATGCTTGGGGTCCGGCGCGTGGCCCCGATGGATCGTGGCCTGGTCATCCGGTTCGCCGCCCGCGCGCGCCGGCGGATTAACTCAATCACGGTCGAGTTCTGCCGGGACGACACGTACCGGGTCGAGTTCTGGTCGATCCGTCTGCCGGCCGACCCCGTTCGGGTCTCGGAGTACTCTGGGATCTACGCCGACTCGCTCAGAGAGCTCATTGAGGGAGAGACCGGTCTGGCCCTCAGCTTGGCGCCCAGTATCGCGCCCAGGGGGGCGTGATGGTCTCCCTGCCGGTCCGGCTCGAGTGGCGTGGTCCCCTGCGGGTGGTTCCCGGTCCACGAGGCGACGCTGGGTGGACCATGCTCCAATTCGGCCACATATCCGAGGCCGTCGATTGGGCTAGGGGCCATGTGGCTTGCCTGATGCCAAACCAGCCGCCCGAGGTGCGGGCTGCCGTCAGGGTGCCGCGATGACTAGGCCTGACCAGGACGGGTGCGAGTCGAGGGCGTCCAATCCCAGCCACGCCCTCATGGCGTCTCGCCTACAGTCCAAACGCGAGGCCCACCTGCTCCGAGAGGCCGAGGTATGCCTCCGGCCCGAGATCGACCTCCCGGTGGCGGTCCGGCTCCTACTCGACGAGTGCCGATCCTACTTCCAGGGCGTCCGGCCAGAGCCCCACGGCTCGCGAGTCCGGCTCGAGATTTGGGGCCCCAACGAGGCCCGTCTGGCCCGCTGGCTTATGGCCCGCGAGGGTTTTGAGACGACCTGCCGACCCAAGCCATCCGACCTATACATCCAGATCCTGGAGGTATCGGTCAGATCCAACAAGGTCACTCAGCCCAGGAGGGCAACGTCCCACCCATCACCCTGATGGCCCACCAGATGGTGGAGCCAACAGCCAAAGGTACCAATGACCTTCCGCTTCAGCCGGATCGGCGTCCTCATTGCCCAGAACCCGCCCCAGGCCGCCCGTGAACTCGAGCGCCTGTTCACCCGCTACGGAACCCGTCGCGCCGTGGCACACGCGATCCCTTGCAGCCCCGAGACCATACGCCGCTGGATCCAAGCTCTTCAGCACCTCGGCCTGGAGGTCCAGAACCGACACGGGCCCGGTCGCCCTCCCAAGCCAATCCCAGCGCCACCACGCAAGCGACGAACCAAAACTGGGCCCAAGGCCGGCCCCTTCAGCGATCCGGCCCCGCGTGGTCCCGAAAAATCGACCTAAAAATCGACCTCGCAGCCGTTTCGCTGCGGTCCCGCCACCACCAATCTGGCCGAAAAGCGGACCTGAACCTGGCAGAAGTTGCCCAAAGCTGGCGCCCGTCCGGAGAGCATACGTGAGGGGATAGAAAGTGGCGAAGCCCCAAGGTCCGGAGAAGGCGTCGTTCCGCCAGCTTTCCAAGCGAATGCCTACGTGGAAGCTTGAGAAGGCTCACGAAATGCGTCTGAATCAGACGCTTACGGAACGTATTCTGTGGCATCGGCTGAGAGCCCGAAAACTGGGAGTGAAGTTTCGGCGTCAAGTACCGTTGCTCGGTTACATCGCAGACTTCGCAAGTCTTAGGGAACGAATTGTTGTCGAGGTCGACGGCAAGACTCACGATGACCAAGTTGACTACGATGCCAACCGTGACGACGCAATGCGTCGATTCGGCATCAAGGTAGTACGGATCCCTTCGTGGTTGATCTTGTCGAATCCGGAAGGAGCCGTGCGGATCATCCAGAACGCCATCAAAGATCGGAGTCTGGACTCCTGACAGGTATCCAGACTCTGCTGGCCGGATCGGTCTGTCAACAGAAAAGCGACACAACCGAATTTTGACGCTTGGCTGTTTGGCCTACGGTACGCAGAGTCTGCGAGCCTCTTCCACCTCCCCAGCGGAACCACCTGAAAGCTCGCGATGGCGGCAACGACACTACCGGCTGGGAGTAGGGCTAACTCCGGCCAGCCAGATCGGGTCCAGACTCCCCGCACCCGACTAGGGGACCGCGACCCACAATCTTGGGACGTCGTGCCTGACCAATACTGGGACAGGTTGCTCCGATTGATGGCGCTCCTGCCTCCGGCGCAGGAGGAAGACGGGCCGGATCCGGAGCCGTTCGTCTAGGGACGAATGTAGGCCGGCCGGAAGCACTAGATTCCGCGCATTTGTGCGCGAAACCCCGGGTGACGACCCGGGATCTACCAGAAAGGGATTCCCAATGGTAGCTCGAAAGTTCTCTACCCGCGCTGGTGGCGGCAGGATCAAGTTCCGAGCCGGTCTCGGCGGAGCAGGCTGAGGCGTGGCCATCTCGGTGCCTGCCGTGACCGGGATGCTGGTGAGCCAGGGCGCGCGGAACATAGCGCGCCTTGGCAGAAGCCAGGCGGCCCGTGGGCGTTTTAGTGCTTGGCTTGGCGGGTCTGGCTGAGCGTGCGGGCTCTAGAGTCGACATTACACCAACTAGAGGAGGCACGTCGCGGTAGTGCCGCGTGCCTTCTGGCCTTCAGTGGCGGCAAGGACTCGCTGTGCTGTGGGGAACTGGCGCATCGCGTGTTTGAACGCGTTGAGGGGTTCTTCATGTACCTCATTCCGGGCATGGAATGTGTGGAAGAGGCGCTGGAGGTTGGGCGCAAGCGATGGGGGATGCAGATTCGGCAGTATCCGCACTGGGTATTGAGCAAGCTGTTGAACTCGGGCGTCTACCGGTTGACGCACGATCTCGACACCCGGTTGTTTGATAAGCAGTTTCCAGATCTAAAGCTGAAGGACATCTACGCGCTGGCTCGAGCAGATTCTGGGATTCAGCTTCTCATGACTGGGGCTAAGAAGGCGGACTCGATTTGGCGGCGCAAGATGCTAGGCAACTGGGGCAGTCAGGAAGACGTGCTGTATCCACTGATCGAGTGGAGCAAGGTGGACGTCTTGGCTTTCATGAAGGCCAACGATCTACCGGAGCCCAGTAGTTCGGAGAAGAACGCGACGGGAATCGATTTGACTCCTGCGTCGCTCTTGTGGCTACACGACCAGCATCCCCGGGACTTCGCGCGGCTCTGTGAGGTGTTCCCATTGGCGGAGGCGATAGTGTGGCATCGGAAGTTCTATGGCGGCGAAGAAGCATCGGCAGCCTGAACCGGCATCAGAACCGGTTGTGGAAGAGGCGGCCGTACTGCATCCGCTTCAGCGTTTCGAGTTCGTGACGATTCATCGGCGCGACATCCAGAAGGCGCCGTACAATCCTTGTCGCATCACCGATAAGGCGCGCGAACAGCTGCGTATCAGTCTGGAGAAGAACGGGTTGGTGGAAGGGCTGGTGTGGAACGTGCGCACCGGAAACCTTGTGGGAGGACACCAGCGGCTGGAAGAGTTGGACGGGTATTTTGGGTCCGACAACTATCTACTGACGGTCTGCAAAAACGACGTGTCGGAAGCGAAGGAAGTAGAACTCAACGTCGCATTGAACAACGAGGCTACCCAGGGCGAATGGGTTCCTGAGTCACTGAAGGTTTTGCTGCAGCGCAAGGACGTAGACCACGCCGCCATGGGGTACGATACCGCGGATGTCTTCACGATGTTCGGAGGATCCGTCTTCAACGGACCACAGGCAGCTGAGCAACTGGAGAAGCTGGCTGATCGCTTGAAGGACACCCAGGCGGCCTATGACAAGATCGTCAAAAAAGACGCCGGCAAAAGCGAGAAGGACGACGACCAGTACTACATGGTGATCGTTTTCCGAAACACGCGCGACCGTTTGGACTTCAGCGAGCAACTCGGGCTCGAGGAAGGGCGTCTGTACGTGTCGGGGACGCAGATGCGAGGCCTGTTCAAGCTTGTGGCGAAGCAACCAAGCGAAGATGCGGCAGCGGAGTAGTGGATGCCTCCCAGTGACATGGACCCTCCGAAAAGGAACGGAGGACAGAAACCAAAGCTCAACAAGGCGTTGACCGAAAAACTGTGCAAGCTCGTGAGCAGCGGGATCCCCAAGACCACGGCGGCCGGTACGGTAGGGATTCATTCCATCACGCTCTACCAGTGGCAACAGAAGGGCCGCGCTCATCTCGAGAAGGGTGAGCAATCCCGTTACAGCAACTTCGTGGAGCAGCTGTACCAGGCCGAAAGCATCGCACGCGCCACCATCTTCGCACAGTGGCAACAGTGCTCCCGATACAACAGGGGTTCCCCAACTGTCATCCAGATCGATGAAAAAGGAAAGCAGAAGGTCCTGGAAAAGGGCGTTCCAAGCGGACCAGAAGGCGACTGGCGTTCGTATCGAGAAATGCTGCGTTGCATGGACCCGGACAACTGGGCCGAACGGGTCAAGACCGAGCTCACGGGTAAGGATGGTGGACCTGTGCGGGTAGAGAAAACATCCCCCGCTGCCCTTGCGGCCGAGGCGCGCAAGCTCATTGCCGAGACGTTCCGATCTGGTGACTCGACTCAGCAGACGGAAAACACAGATTCGGAACCAGAAGATCCGGACGAAGGGGAAAAATGAACCAAGAAGCCGAAGCTACGGAAACCGTGAGTTCGGGCGGAGTACCTGGGAAGACGCATCAAATCTCAGCTATGGTCTTGAGAGTTGGCGGTAGATGCTTCATGAAGTTCTCCATGAACTACACCCCGGAATCGAAAGACTTCGAGGTGCGCTTCGCCATCTCGGACGACCCGATCAACTCTAACGATGGAGTCTCATGGCGCATCAGCGAATCTGAGATGAAGCAGATCCTGGCCAACGCGGCGGCGCTTGATGCAATGGCCGTTGCCACAGAGTAACCACCCCCATGCCCGCGAACCTGATCGACACCCTGAACGAGATCCTGGCGGCCGAGCGGGTCGCGGAGGACCAGTACCGCCTGCAGAGCAAGCTGGCGGATATTCAGGGGTACTCCAGGCTCGCGACCAAGTTCGCGGAAGAGCAACAGGAAGAGTCGGGGCACGCGGACCGCGTTGTGGCCCGGATCGACTTCTTGAGGGGATCCCCAGTGCCGTTTGGTCCAACACCAACTGTGCCGCGTGAGCTCCCCAACCTAGAGCAGGTGGGCGCGACCCCAGAGGCCATGCTGGCTGCCAACAAGGCGGCGGAGCTGCGTGCCATCGCGCTCTACAACGGCGCAATCGAGCTCACGCTATCGCTGAAGGACCACGGAACCAGACTCGTCCTGGAGCCAAACCTGCGGGACGAGGAGCAACATCTCCTGTGGGTGGAACAGCAGCTATCGCTCATCCAGTCGTTGGGCGTCGAGAACTGGCGCCAAACGCTGGTGGTATAGGTGAGGAGGACTCCGTGCCGTTCAAGTCACAAGCACAACGCGGATTCATGTACGTCCATCACCCCAAGCTCGCGAAGAAGTTCGAGAAGGAGACGCCCAAAGGCAAGCTCCCCGAACACGTGAAGCCCAAGAAGGGTGGATCGGGAAGCAAGCCGGGCCGGAAGCGATTCTGAGAAAACTGAAAGGGGCACGAATATGCAACTTGAGTGGAATGCTCAACAAATCGAGTGGGATGAAAATCAGCAAGTGATCACGAAGTGGTACGCTACGATTGCTGGTCCCGATATGATGAGCGGGACAGTGGGTGTTGTGCTGTCCGGGGTCATTGCAGAGAGAGCGCGAAAGCAAGGAAAGCACTTGCCAGGGTTCATGCGCGAAATTCAGCGCAAGCAGTTCGCAGCTGGAATCAAAGACTTGTTCAGTGATTCGGGGGCGCCTGTCGACATGCTACGAGAGCCATTCGCGTCTCTGGATGACGCTAAGGCCGGAGTCTTGGCTGCATTGCAGGCTCAGTACCACCAAAGAGCCAAAGGGGTATTCCAATGATCGTGCTCGATGAGGTTCATGTTCAGTCAGCGGAGCAAGCGAAGAAAACCTGGGAAGCTGCAGAGACGCTCAATCCATACGACGCCAAGGTGACGTCCAGCAACAAGCTTCCCGAAGCTCCGAAGAAGAAAGAGCGGTCCACCGAGCAGCCGTATCCAATCGACACTTCCAAGATCGATGCAAAGCAGCGCGAATTCTGGGGACGAGAGGGCTGGCACAAGACCCAGGCTAGGCTCGTCCGAGACGTCGCCGTCATCATCGGAGCCCGCGTGCCAGAGGCTACTTCCATGGCGTTCAGGACAGAGTCGTGGGCAGGCTATTGCCCCATGATGTGCGTCCTGTGCCCCAATGGTATCAGTATAGCTTCCCACGACATGGCTCAGCTTCTGGCTGAACGGAATGGCATCGTTTTCTTTTGGACCGACGACGAGGACGCGGCCGACTTCGAGATCCAACTCCGGGAGCCGCGCTCCGTCGCCAAGAGGCCGTGATGGCCCACCAGAGCAGAGACCTAAGGAACCGTCAGCAGTATGGGGTGAGGACGAATCCTGCCCCAGCGGTTCGGCCACCGGATGTCCAGGCGGCACCAAAGGCCCCTGAGCCCTCTACTGTGACCCAGCCAGCGGCCCCGCCGCGTGTGGAGATCGAGACGAGCAAAGCTTCCGAGACTCCGGCACGTCCAGCGGTCACGAAACCTGTTCCTCAGGCGAGATCAACACGGTCAATATCTCCAAAGCCTTCCACCGTCGAGGAACCGCGTTTCCGCTTTGGAGGCCCGGTAAAACATGTGCTTCGTCGTGACATCGCGGGGTTCATCACCGTGTCGAAGTACGGGCCGAACGGGAACACGCGACACGACCACTACTTCGAGTTCGATCCCATGACGGGCAAGGTGGGCCAGGAGATTCTGCTAGATCGAATCGATGATTCATACTAGGGGCGCAATCACATTGGGACGCGAGTCCCCATCCTCCCGCGACGCCGGCGGACAATCGGGCGAACGAGGATCAGATGTTCCTGCGCTCTGCAGACGACAACGCACACGAACGCGTGCGCGACATACTGCTCAAGACATATGACCGAGAACTGCCACAGGAAGCCGCAGCTCTGGAGGCTTGGTCCAGCACGTTTCACCGATATCAGCTCCGGTGGCTCTTTGAGCCCGCTCGGTATGCCATCTTCAACAAGTGCCGACAAATCGGTGGTACCTACACGATTGCGGCCTGGACGCTACTGCGCGCTGCCTATTTCGCACAACCGAACTATATTGTATCGAAGGGCGAGGACGAAGGCCTGATCGCGCTAGAATATGCGCGAAAGCACGCGGAAGTTCTGGGCGTACTGGGGTCCAGATTGGTCCAAGTCACGCGAGCGCGAGCCACATCCTTGGAGTTTGCCAGCGGAGGCATGATTGATGTTCGACCCTCGACATCCGGTGCTCGCGGATATCACGGGAACGTAGTCCTGGATGAGTTTGCGTACCATCAGCACCCAGATCTGGTGTGGGAATCAGCAGCGGGAGCGACATTCCACGGCTACGACCTGAGAATGCTAAGCACCCCAAACGGGATAGGAAATCAGTTCCACGGCTTCTGGAAAGATAAGAAGAAGTCGCGGGACTGGGCAGGACATTCTGTCACGGTTTGGGATGCGCAGCGCGACGGAATGCAGGTAGATCTTGACCACTGTCGGAAGATGGCGCGCGGTGACAAGCGCCTATTCGGGCAGATGTTCGAGTGCAAGTTCCTGGACGCTGACGACCAGTACTTGCCGACCGACCTCCTGCAGGACGCCCAGCAGGACATGATCTGGACGAGCAATGGCGCGACCTATGCCGGGCTCGACATCGGATCCACTGTGGATCGGACAGAGCTTGTGGTTGTGCGTGTCACGCCGGACGGAACCCGCAACGTCATCGCGACACAAACGTGCAAACGTACAGAATATGGCGACTTGGTTCGACTCGTCGAGACAGCGCTACATCAACATCGATGCGTTCGTATTTGCATCGACGCGACCGGAATCGGCATTTTCCCAGCGCAGCAGCTCCAGGCCCACTTCGGTCGCACGAAGGTGGAACCAGTCATGTTCACAGCGTCGGTCAAGGAAGAGCTGGCGGGCGTGCTGTTCCAGGTGCTGCAAGATCGAAAACTGAAGCTACCGCCGGACGACGAGCAGATGTTCGACGACCTCTGCTCCTTGCGTCGCATCGTGACGACCGCGGGTAACATCCGGTACGACGCGCCACACACGGATGAGGGTCACGCTGATAAAGCGTGGGCCCTGGCTCTGGCCCTCCACGCTTGCGCAAAACCCATCAGCTACCGCCACGAGAGCGAAACCAGCAGATAGAGCCCAATGGCAGACGACGCAGGACTGGATCGAGCGCATCATACCGCTCAAAAGTACCTGACGCCACGCTATCGGCATCTCGACAAGCTGAAGCGCTACGTCAAGGGTACGCAGTACAGCCACCTGAAGGACTGGTGGGATGATTGCCCCCTGTGGGAAAAGGCCCCGTGTCTCGTCTACCCTGTTGCCGATCTCGCAATCGGGTCGAACAAGGAACTGCTGCTTGGGGATGAGCGGTTTCCCACGATCACAAGCCGACCCGAGCAGGACGAGAAGGACGAGGGGCTAGACGAGCAGTCGAGCGCGGAATTGGACAAGCTGATCAAGAAGATTGAGAAGCAAGTCCGGTTCAAAGCCAGATGCCGACAAGCGTTCGAATCTGCTCAGGGGACGTGTGACGCCATCGCGATCCTGGGCGCACGTCGCGGAAAACTGTTCATCGAAATCCAATCCCCGAAGCGCTGCACGCCCACGTTTGACGCCAACGGAGATGTCGCTCGTCTAGAAATACGATACCCGTTCTTGCGCAAGGACAGCCAGAACCAGTGGCAGTGCTACTTGTACAGAAGGGTCATCAATGATCAGCTGGATATCCTGTACCAAGAGGCGATTGGGAACCCCGATGGGACTGAACCTGGGTGGACGGTAAAGCAGAAAGTGCCCCATGGCTTCGGCTTTTGCCCCGTAATCTGGCACAAGAACTCGGAGTCCGAGGACGACGATGTCACTCAGTTCGATGGCCATGCGATTCATGAAAACGTGCTGGGTGAGATTGATGGACTGAACTACACGATCTCGCAACGACACCGCGCCGTCCTGTACTGCGGAGACCCGCAGGTTGTGGAAATCGGGGTGGAGCCTGGCTATAGCCCGACCGAAGTCGCGACCCAGAACATGGTTGAGGCCACACTCGATGGAGGACTGGCGACGGGACCTGATGGCGGCAACCCGCAGATTGGATCCTACGGACCGAAGTGCCGACGCAGCAAACTCGCTGGAGGGCGCAAGAAGGGCCCCGGGTACCCGTGGCAATACGCTGACCCAAACGTCAAGGTGTTCTACCTGACCCTACCCCCTGAAGCCCTGAAGGCCGTTTTCGACCACTGTGAGGACCTGTACAGCAAGCTTTGCGACTCCATGGCGGTCGTGATCCCGGGGCCTCAGATGGGGAAGCTCCTGCAGGTAATCACGGGCAAGGGCATCGAGGCCCTGAGGGCCAAGCAGCTGGATCGGTGCGACGGATACCGCGACGACTTCGGTGACGGCTTCATCCTGCGCGCGATCGACATGCTGCTAAGGATCGCTTACCAGTTGGGTAGTCAGAGCCCGAATACTTTGCCTGGACTCGTGGGCCTCGATTCAGCGCTGCAAATACTGCAGAAGTCCGCCATCGGTGGCGATGGAATCTGGATGGGACCGCGCCTGACGCTCAAGTGGGGCAACTACTTCCGTCCCGACGCGGAAGACGAGCAAAAGACGGTTGCGACTGCGAACGATTCGAGGTCTCTCACGACGCTGCGCAGCAAGGTGCAGAAGATCGCGCCCACGTTCGGCATCGAAGACCCCGATGCTTACCTGAAAGACCTGGAGAAGGAAAATGCGGACCGCGAGGCCAAGGAGGCCCTGCGGATGCATGAACTCCAGAAGACGCTAGTCCCAAAGGAAAAGCCTGGTGAAGGAAGATCAAGAAACCCAGCAGTTCCTGAGGGAGGAGGCGAAAACGAATCGTCGCCGTCAGGCCCTGGTGGCGGCGGTCCTGCTGCTGCTAAAGCGTCGGGGAAGAAAGCTCGCGAAGCAGCAGATTGATCCCATGCAGGCGCTGGCTCAGCTGGCGCGCGATTTGCGAGACTACATCTATCTTGGGCGCCGCGAGGCACGCAGGATCGCGATCGAGACACTGGAACGCGAGCTCAAGGCTGCGGGATATCAGGGCCGGATCAACTGGTCCGGAATCTTGAGCGAGAACGCGGACCTGGACGACGCCACAGGCGCTGGGCGCGGATACCTCGGCATCGTGTGGAAGCGGTACGAGGAAAACAGAGCGCACGGACTCGACGAGCAAGAGTCGATCTTGACTGCACTCAAGGATTCGGATCGACGCCTAAAGGTTGTGGCGGCGACATCGGTCCTGGCCGCGTTTGCGGAAGAACGCACGGAAGTGCAGGAGCAGATCGCCCCGGAGGCGGGACTCATCCAGGTCTGGAACGTCTCGTGGTGCAAAGGAACGTGCGCCACGTGCGCAAGCCTGGACGGGACTTGGCGCCCCCTTGGTTGGCAGTTCCCTTACGGGCCCCCAACGCTGCACCCGAATTGCGGCTGCTACATCGACTTAGTTCCGGCCAGTTAGGCGAGCGCCCTCGCGGCCTAGACAAGGACCCCCAATGTCCATCATTCCCTCGACTGCCAGCAACTCCCTGTGGCGCGCAAGTGCACGAGACCAAGCTACCCTTGGAGCCGTCTGGGACGACCCCATCGCGCTCAATGTGGCCGTGGCAGATGGGGTCATGGGCAGCACCGACACGGAAGTGACGGAACAAACGTATGTCCTCACGGACTTCACGGGGGATCTGGTAGGAGCGGCAGGGGAACTCCTGGACGTCGCTTCCGGTACGAACGTTCCCCGTAGTCTGTCCATCACGACTACCGCGCAGTCGGCCGCCTACAACGTTACGGATCCCATTTTGGTCACGGGGACGTGGTGGTGGACCGGAGTCGCGGTCACGTTGTCCGTCTATCTTACGGAAACGAATGGCAACGAGACGGTCTATTCACCCGACCTTTTGCTGGACCTGACCAACATCGTGGTGCCAGCACAGCTGCTCGACACCGGGTCCTTTACGGTGGGGTGTGGAACAGCTGTCGCAATGCTGGGAAACTTGTCTCCACACCGGAAGAATGGCGGAGGATCACGCGGGATCTACGTTGGAACAACGGGAGTCTTGTCCGTGAAGTTGATGGAAAAGGCGTTTGCCGACGCCCCCGTCCCCTACACAAACTTCCCCGCCGGAATCGAGTCCCTGTGGATTCGGTCGATCCATGAGGCCACGACCGCCACCGGGTTGGTGAGGGTCTTGTGAGCGAGTCGGCAGTCCCGACGCATTGCCCCGCATGTGGGCATGAGGTGCGGCGCGCCTCGTTCCAGATAAGCGAACAAGGGATGCAGCAGATTTGCAACAACTGCGCGCATCCGCTGGCACAGGCGCCCATGATCGCAGATGTCCAGATGTTTGCCGATCCGCATCGGAAGGAACAGCTGCGCCAGACGAATCTTCCGTTCGTGATCCCAGAGGATGAAACACCCCAGGAGCGCCGCTTGGCGTCCCGGACGGAAAAGCAAGGAAGTCCTCCGCAAACGCTGCAACAAGCATCCAAGAAACGATTCACCCCTCGTAACTTCATCAAGGAAGCGAGGGCGGAGTTGAAGGCGCTGGACATCGAGATCAAGCGTCTGGAGTCCCTGAAGTCCCACCGGGCAGAGGTGGCGAGAATGCTCGAGGCGGCGAAGCAAATCGCCACCGAGAAGAAACCAGCGAAGCCGCTTAGGGCTATCGCGTAATCCCAACCACCCGAACCAGGAATCCCCAATGGCGACTAAGTACGCAGTCCTTCGTGGCATCCAACTGCTCCAAGAGAACTTTTCCGGAAATGGCGTGCGACAGTGCGCGCTATGCACGTTCGATACGCCGGCCTACACGGCCAGCACGGACCTCGACACCATGACGTTCAGCGGAGAACGCGACACCGGAACCGACGGGTCCCCAACGCTCGCGACCGCGATCCAAAACCAACGGCGCGACGGCAGGACCGTGACTCTGCGTGGCGGCATGTGTGTTCAAGCCGGGCTGAGTACCGCGGCTGCAGCGGTCTATGCCGGCTTCGTGACAACCAACCCGATCGGGTTCATGCAGGTGAGCAGTGGGAACCTGTTGGCCTCACTGACGAACGCCGCGGGGGCCGACACCACCGCAGCCGCTACCGCTGCACCCATCAGCATCGTGGTCGCTTACGACCTCTCAGCCCAAACGTAACAGCGTGAATCGCTGGGCGCACGGTGCACCCGGCGTTCTCCCACCGCGACGACGGCGGAAAATCGGTCGATAGGAGACACCCATGCCCGAACCCAATGATCATCCTGGACGCGCACCCGCTACTTCTGAGACTCCAGTCGGAGGGGCGCCGCCTGCTGCGCCTCCTGCTGGAACTACCGCCGCTGGTGCGGCTCCGCCAGCAGCCGCGCCCCCTGCTGCGCCTCCCGCCGTGCCTCCCCCGGGGCAGCCAGTCCGGGTCGACGACATCCCGGAAGAGGCACTGAAGCCCCGCCTGGCGAGGGAACGCGCAGCCGCCGAAACAGCGTTGCTGAAGAAGCTTGGAGTCAGCAAGCCCGAGGAACTGGACGCGATCGCGACCGAGCTGAAGGAACGGCGCGAGAAGGAAAAGACCGAGGCCCAAAAGGCCGCGGAAGCGACGCAAAAGCTGACAGAAGCGGAACAGAAGCTGGCGTCCAACTCCGAGACGATCAACTTCTATGCCCAGCACGAGCTGAAGCAGCTGACAGCGGAGCAGCAGACTGCCGTAAAGCAGCTGGCAGGGGATGACGGTGCATCACAGCTGCGTGCCATCGCGGCCCTGAGACCCACGTGGGGCGCCACGGCGGGCGTAACAGCTCCCCCAGGATCCCCACCGGGTGTTCCAAACCCGATCCCTGTTCCTCCACCGATGGCACCCGTTGTGCCCGCCACGACGGCCGTCCCCCCCGGAGCCCCGGCGCCAGCGGCCGCGCAACCTCCGGACCCACGCAAAGAGTACGAGCGTTTGTCGTCAAAGGACGGAAATCCGTTCCTTGCCGCCATGCACGCACAGCAACATTCACCCGACGTCATTTACGGACGTCGCACATAAACGGTCACAACAACACAAGATCCCGCCTCCGTTCAAAGGGGCTCGGTTGCGGGTGAGAAGGAATAGCCATGCCGCTTCTGACACGTCTGCACGTCCCCGAGGAATTCTACGATCGCACCTCGGACATTCTTCTCGTCCAACCCGAGCCCCAATACACCATGGCTCAGCTGTGGCGCGTCGCCCTGATGGCGGCGATGCCAAACGTCGGCGACCTCATGAATCCTGGTCGCCCAGCGCTTCTGCAGAATGGGGCCCCGTACAGCCAGTTCGAACGCGACCAGCTCATGCTCGCCACCGGTTTGCCGGCGGAGATGTTCGCTACGCGCGTCAAGTGGGATGCGGAACCGGGTGACACCATCAGGTTCAACCGGCCCCAATATGCCAACACAACCTATACGCTGTCGTCTCGGCAGATCGGTCGTGGGGTAACGATCAGCACGACCCCCATCGCGATCAACTCCGAGCAAGCGGCGCTGACGCTGGGCCGATTCGGTGGACCCTACGACCAGGAGAACGGACGCGTCGCTCCTCTTGGCCTCGATACGTTCGATTGGTCCATGGGCGTCCACAAGGTGGAAGACATGGTTGGGTCGCAGATGCGTCGCGACTTCACGCGGTTTATCGACACTGCGTTGACGCTCCTGCTGGACAACGGCTCGGTCCTGCGCCCGGCTGGTATGACGGACGACAATACTCCGACTACTGCCGACGATTTCGGTCTGGACGTGGATGTTTGCCAGAAAACCCGCCAGTCACTGGTGGACGGCAACGTCGCATCGTTTGCTGACGGCCGGTACATCCTGAAGATCACGCCGACGCAGCGGCGCCAGATCGAGGCCACGCGAGACTGGCAGACTTTGTCGAAGTTCCACCCAGAATACAACGCCCTGTTCCCCAAGACCTATGTTGGAGACTTCCTGGGATTCCACGTGCTGGAGTGCACGACCAACACGACTGCGGCCAATACGAGTTCCATTACGATCAACTACGCACAGGCGTTTGGTCGCGACGTCTTCTTGGCGGGTCTTGGCAAAGCCATGCCGGGCGTCTATCCCGCGTCGGACGACAACTACGGCCAGACACCGAAAGCCATCTGGCTCGCGTTCCTCGCCTTGGGGCTCGCGGATTCGCGACTCTGCCGCAGCATCCACACCGGATAACGGCAACCCCATCAGGTTAGAGACGAAGGAAAAGCAAGATGAACGCAAGAGTCCGATTCCAGGTCTCGGGGTCTACCGGGACCGCAAACACACAATCGGTTGGCTACAACGTCGACGGCACCGCGCTGGCCGTCGGCACCGACCGATCCGGGAGACCCAAGCCCGGAACGCTTGCCGCCTACGTGGAGGCAGACTGCACCGGAAGCGTCACATGGACGCCGGCGTGGCGTGTCAGCGACGACAATACCACGTTCTACAACCTGGCGGTGGAGGGCAATGTGGCCGAGACCGCGATTAGCGTCACGACTACGGGTCGCATGTTGTCTGCCCCGCAGGCGGTGCATGGATTCCGCTACGCGCGGCTTCGGTTGACCACCGGTGGCGCGACTGGCGTCACGGCAAACGTCTGCGAAATCTCGTACTGCTACACCGTCGAGTAAGGCCCGATCCACGATGCCGCTCTCGACCGCCGAACTGGACCGGATCCGCACCGAGCTTGGGGTCAACGCCCTGTTGATCGGTGCGGAGCCCTACATCGGCGTCTATGCGGTGTTCGAGCAGGTGATCCAGCCATACCTTAGGGAGGGAGCCGATACGACTTCCTCAACCGACGTCACGGCATCCCCAGCAGGGGAGGTCGTGACCTTGACGCTCGCCAGCGCGACGGGCTTCTCGGCGCATGACCAGGTCGTGATCGATGTAGACGACTTCGAGGAGAGAGCGACCATTCGAGCCGTCGGGGTGCCGACCATTTCAGTGATCTTACGCAAGGCCCACAGTGCCCCGTTCCCCGTGACCGTTGACGGTGGGCTTGTGATTGTACGTGAGTGCCTGAAGCGCATTCGCGAGGCCAAACTGAAGATCAGCCGTCTACACCCCGGCTCCGGAGCCCTCAAGAAGGTCGACGAGATCGAGTTCCATGCCCCCGGCAACAAGACATCTATCGGGACCGCAACCGAGATGTTGACCCTGTGGAGGCAAGAATTGGCGTTGGCTTTGGGACTCGATGGAATCCTGAAGCAAAAACGTAGGGGCTCCGGAGGATCGGTCGTCCTCTACTGAACAACAGACTCTGGCCGGCCCGGCGAAGTCTGCCCCTTCTTAGCCGGGCCGGCCGAGAACCACCATGGCGACCCTCCTGGATGACCTGCGCGAGCTGGCGGACGAGACGCGCGGTATCGCTGAAACCGACATCCCGATCCGCACGACCCAGGTGACGGTCCGGCGTCGTGTGTGGGACACAGCCATCGGGACTGGCAGCTATCGAGACTTCGACCTTGTGATGCCGCAGCGCTACCCAGTGCGGAACATGACGTCCAAGGAGATCAGTGCAAGCGGTGGCCGATACTCGACTGAAGACCTGAAGTGGGGCCCCATCACGCCGAGCTTCGAGGGCGGCGGCGGCTATGCCCTGGCGGACATTTGCCCCCGCGCTGAACCGGGATTAGAGCACCGGACCCAGATTTTCTACCTCCTAACAGGCGCTGTGACGGGGGAATACAAGCTGGATTCGTTCAGCAGTACCAGACCGTTCCGCTACATGGTAGTTTTGCTTCGGTCACGCAGAACACCCTAGGAAGAACGCCAACCGGGCAGAGGTTGAGCATGGAAAAGCCGAGCATCTGCCTCGTCATGATGGTCAAGGACGAGGCCAACGTAATCGAGCGCGCCCTGGAATCGTGCCGCAACGTAGTTCAGGACTTCGTCATCACGGACACCGGGAGCCGGGACGGCACTCAAGACGTGATCCGCAGTTGGGCGGCCCGTCATGGGGTCCCGGGCACAGTGGTGGATGGAGAATGGTTGGGATGGGGAGGGAGCCGTACCAGGGCATGGGGGAATGCTCAATCCCAATCCAAGTCCGTCTATGGCCTTATCCTTGACGCGGATGATGTCGTTGAGGCGTCCGGCCCCATCAACTTCCGAGACCCGGCAGACGGGTACTACGTCCGGATCACGAAGGACGTGTGCTCGTGGAGGCGGCCCGACATCCTTCGGATCCAGCATCCGTGGAAGTGGGAAGGTGCGGACCACCCAAAGCTCCTGAGCCCGTCCCAGGTGGGATTCGGCAAGTGCCCGGAGTTCAGAATTCGTGTCTACCCCGATGGGTCGCGGACAACCACCCAACCCAACCCGTGGAGTAAGTTCATCCACGGAGCCGACCTGTTGCGGCACGACCTGGAGGACAACCCTGGGGACGAACGCGCAACCTATTACTTGGCGCAGAACCTGCGGGACGCAGCTTTGGCGGCCCTATCCCTGGTTGAAGGAACACGCCAAGAAAATGGCGTCGAAGCGGGGACTCAGGCGGCTATCAACCTGGGCCGGCAGTGGTTCACCGAGTCATTGGCCTGGTACAAGAAGCGGATCTTGCTGGGCGGCTTCGAAGAGGAGCGCTGGCAGGCCATGTGGGCCATCGGCTGCATTCTGGACGAGCTGGGACGTGACATCGAGGTTCCCAGTACGCTCCTGGCTGCCTACCAGATGCGCCCATGGCGTTCGGAGCCCCTGGTCTGCCTGGCAGAGCACTACCGGAATCGGGGGTGGAATGACGCGGCCCTGCTGGTGGCCAAGCAGGCTGTGACGCTGCCGTATCCCGAAGACGATCTGCTCCCCGTGCGGGATGACTTCTACGAGTGGGGCGCGCAGTTCGCCTATGCCCACGCGCTGGCCTCCACGGGACAGAAGGATTTGGCGTCGGCCATTCGGAAGTGCGGGCATGGGTGGCCGGCAGAGGCCCAACAGGAGCTGGACGAGCTGCTTGCAGGGGGATCTCATGGGACTTGAGACCTTCTCGTGGTACCAGAGGATATGGTGCTACGTTCGGTATCGGCTCGGCTTGTCTATTCGGCTTCCGAAGCGTTTCTTCGACGAATGCTCATCGGCGATGCGGCGACTGGGGGTACCATGATCCGAAGCTGCACGATCCACAAGGGACCCATGGTGCTCGAGAAGCACCGATCAGGAAGGACGAACGCGGACCGATATGTAGAACGCCTGGTACTTGATGTGCGACTACCACTCGAGCTGCGGGTCACCAGTACGTCCAAGCGCATTGGCGACCACTTCGAGTGCGACATCCACACGCGGTGGACCCCCAAAACAGTGAACCTTGCGCGAACAGCGCTGGAACTGTTGAGCACGATTGCGCACTCCAAAAAAGGAAATACAACCATGTGCAACACCAAAGGCAAGGTCGGAACCAAGGGCAGCAAGGGCGGACGTAAGGGCAAGGGCAAGTAGTCGAGACAGCAAGGGGCAACCATGGAAATCGAACTGCTGGGTCAGAAGGTAGAGGGAGAATCCGAGTTCACGGCATCAAGAGGAGGATACCAAATCCTTCTTTCCCCTGGAGTTGGGACGTTGTTTTACGGCACGTCACCGTGCATGACGGTGAGAAGCGATGACATCCACGAAATGGCTCGCCAGCTTGAGGCGAAAGCACGAGAACTCTGGTCAGAGGAACAGGACTGGTTCGGCGGTAGAACACCCAGCAAATCTCCGGAGTTCCCAAATCCCGATGACGTGGTCGTAAAGAACCACAATGGTCTAGAGGTCACCTGCACGCGAGATCCGAATCCGAACCGCATCGCCCGCACGATGGTTGATGACATGAGTAAAGTCATCAGGGTTCGTGGGAAGCCAGCGGCGGCGCCGGTGAATCCTCAGTTGCTTCCAGAGCGGTCAGAAGAGATCTTCGCGAAGACGGCACCTCAGTGTCAACATGACCTCAAGCTCTTTGAGGACGACATGATTCGGAGGTTGGATACGTCTCAGATCGACAAGCTAGCGACATTCCTCCTGGCGCACGATCTGATGCCCAAGGGATTCGAAGGCGGAGCGATCGACTGCGCGATCGAACTGCTCAAAGCGTTCTATCTTCACCCTCCTGCCGCATCCAATCCGAGTACCATAGCCCCAAGTGACCGAGTATCGCGTCAAGAGCTTCGGAGAAGCCTACCGGCTGATGAACCGGCATAACCGGCAGCGGGAACGTCGGATCCAGAATGCCATTGCGGCGACTGCGCGGGAAGGCGCGAATCATGTCCGGCACAACGTTCCGGTGGCGTTCAGCGAACTCCGGGACAGCGTGCACGCTGAAGGGCACCGGATCGTGGCAGACGCCCCCCACGCGGCCCCGGTAGAGACCGGAAGCCGCCCCCACTGGCCCCCCCTGGCCCCCCTGATCGCTTGGGTGAAGCTCCGGGGAATGCAGGCCCTGAACGCTCGAGGCGAGGTGAAGCCCAGCAAGCGCTTGGCCGGCACCACTAGCCGCCGGCACGCTCTGGCCGTGGGTTTTCAGCTCGGACTACTGCGGGTCCAGCGGGGCGTGGCGGACATTGGGGACCCGGTTCGGGTAGCGAAACGGATCCAGCTAGCGATCGCACAACACGGGACGAAACCTCACTGGTACATGCGGAGCGCGGTGCCACACGTGGTTCAGGTCCTGGACCGTCTGATTCAAGCGGCGATGCCGGACAAGTAGACACCGGCGAAAGGGGCAAAATGAAAACAACGAAAGCGCACTTCGCGCTGCTCCCGTAGTACACCATGCCAGAAGCCATCCAGGAAGTGGTCGTGAACGCGCTAGTGCGCTTCATCGCGGCCCAGATGCCGGATGCGCAAGTGACGGCTCATTGGCCAGAGGCCGACCAGGACCTGCCGCCTCGTGGCATCACGGTCCTTGCCGCCGGGGATCCCGTGACGGACCCCATGGCTCCGCAGGTCGAGGACTACACGGCCGTTGACGCCACGACGGGACTCTACACGTGGTCTTTCAGTTTCTGCACTCAGCCGTTGCAGATCGAGATCTGGACCCAGAGTCGCATGGAGCGGGCACACATGAAGGACCAGCTCAACACGACGCTGCACCTGGGTGAGCTCTTCACGCTGGGCAGCGGCGATCCGGTACGGCACGGGGTCCTACTCCGGCTCGAGCCGAGCCTGGATGGATTCGAAGGGTTCGTCGACTGCGATTTCGACCTAGCAACGGACAACGATTCGCCATTTGCGGTACGAGCCGACGAACGTCGCGCGACCGTGACGGGCGAGGCAAACTTCATCGTTAGCATCCAAGCACAGAGTCCGCGACTTCTGGCGGACGCGATGGGTCGCACGCAGGCCCGGCTCCGGATGCTGATCGACGGACAGAGCGCGGATAACGCCACGAGTGGCGAGCGCACAAGCGTCCCGGGCTGATCCGCTAACCCTCCTGCCAACCAAAAGTCATCATCTCGGGCTGGGGCACCCCGGGAATGTGAGCAAAGCACCCAACCCACACACGAGGGCTTTCTATGGCTCTATTCGTGACCTCGACTTCTAGCATCTCGATGCATGGCGCCTACGCCATCGAGCGAGAACCACCGGCACTCATCCGCGGTGCCGGGACCGCGGTGGCTTGCATTGTAGGGCAGTTCCCATGGGGACCAAGCTATCGAGACACGACCCCTACCCGGGCCCCCTACATCTCGACCGACATCAACGACTTGGTCTTGACGTTTGCGCCGCCCGGTATGGACCGCACGGGGTCGGGGTACTTGGCGTTCATTCGCAAGTACTGGCCGGATCTGCGACCCATCCGGGTTGTGGGCACGACCGCCGCCGCCGCATCAGCCAACCTGGTAGATGGCGCAACAACCATCTGTGTCGCGACGCTGAAGTACTGTGGAACCGCTGGCAACTCCGTCACGTTTGACGTCACGGACGCGAGTGATGGAGACGCAACCCACTTCAACCTCGTAGTTACAATCACAGGCGCTAGCGGCACCTATACCGAGACGGTACACAACATCAACGCTTCGGGAGGGACGTTCGTTTCCCCGACTGAACTCACGACGTGTCGTCTTCTGGGCACCATCACGCGATCCAACACGGGTCGCCCGGACAACATCACAGGAAGCGCGTTCTCGGGTGGTGTGACAGGCACAATCAACTCCACGCAGTACATCGGTACTGCTGGAAGTGGTGACTTCGGCATCGCTGGCGCCGAAAACGACGATTCCGTGTCCGTCATCTTCGCCGATGACCCTGGCGACACGGACCGCGCGGCCGTCATGGCCGGGATCGTGGCACACGCGACCCTCATGGGAGACCGACGCGCTATCATCCACGTGGACTCCGGAATCACGGTCATCGCGACTCTGCGGGCGGACGCCATCCTGACGGGAAACCGAAACTGGCAGACAGCTTTGGTTGACCCGTGGGTGACGATCAAAGACGACATCGACAGCACGGCCCGCACGGTTCCGGGTGACTCGTTCTTGGCCAGCGTGTTGTGCCAACTGCCTCCGTCCACATCGGCAGCGTTCAAGAACTCGATGGTGCGCGACATGCTGCGCCACATCGTGAGCCTAGAGACACCGCGTGGTCTCGCAGCCGGAACAAACGCTGACTATGGCATCACAACCATCCGGCCCCACAAGAAAGGTGGTTGGTGCTTCGAGGCGTGCGTCACCACGCTGGCTCCATCCAATCCTGCGAAGCGGCTCTTCACTCGGACTGGCATGGGGATCTACATCGCCAAGTCGTGGTCCGACAGCGTGCAAGAGTGGGTCGACGCCCCGAACGTGCAGGCTATCCAGGACGAGCTGATCCTGAGCCTCGATGCCTTCATGCAGACGCTGAAAAAGAACGCGACGACGGACCCCATCCATCTGCCGCACGTCATCGACTACGGCATTCTGGACCCACAGGGGTTCAATGACTCACAGTCAATAGCGAACGGGTTCTACTACATCCCGCTGGATGTCCAGACGTCGTCCGGCATGGAGAAACTGATTCTGACGTTGCGCTTCGGCGAGAACGTCACGATCGATGCCGCCAACCGCTAACCGCTGAGGGTAAAGAACGATGGCAACCAGTAGCCGAATCCTGCCCCGGTGGAAGGGCAAAAACGACAAGATCATCTTCAGCTGGAACGATACACAGCTGGCACTTCCGGCCTTGAAGTCTTGGGACTTGGCGCCACAGGCGGAAGTCGCAGAAGACGACTACCACGACCAGGATCGCACCGATACGGTCGTGGTCTTGAAGTACTACGAACTCAACTTCGAGTACTCGCAAGAGGGACTGGAGCTCTTGGAAGTCTTCCTGGACAACCAGGAGAACGAGGATCAGAACGCGATTCCGCAAGACGGTTGGATGGGAATTCGGATCAAGAAGAACGACGGCACAAGCGTCCGTCTTGCCGGATCCGGAATGACGCTCATGCCGTGGAAGATGGGTTCGCCAGCGCGCGCGCAGAACAACACGTTCAACGCGACGCTGCGGATCAAGTATCTGAAGCGCGCGTGATCAAGTAGCGAAACGACAACTGGACGGCACGTGGGGGGAAACCAAAAGGGAGCAAGATGGCAAAGTTGGAAGTCGATGAGGTCAAGGGAGCGGATGGGCAGGAGTGCTACCAAGTGCACCTCACGGGGTTCGGACATTCGGGCCGAGCCGTCCAGTTTCGCGAGCTATCGGAAGACAAGATCGAAGACATCGAGCGTCGGGCCGCTGAGATCGCTGGACCCGACTCGGACATGAGGGAACTCCAGAGGACGATCCAAAGAATTGGGGCCTGCACGTTCGTAATCGCCATCACGGAGCATTCCATCATGCCGGCTCTGCCACCTGGAGCAAAGCAGGATACTTCGGGACCTCGGTATCCAGACTGTTCCGGTACCAAGTGGGTCAAGATGACGTTCCAGCTGATGGAGAATCGTGGTGGCAATCGCCTGAAGGCCAAGGACTTGAGCGCCCTTGATCAGCTCTACATGCACCTCCACACCGTCACGATGGGCGAGGTGCAGGACCTCATGGGAAAAGTCCAACCAGTTTCCATGGTCTGAGCTGGGCCTACTGGGAGCGGCGTCTCGCGCGGCTCTCAGACCAGGTATTTCGAGCCCGCTATGGGAACATCCCGCCTCCTCCGCTTCGAACGAGCTTCGAACGCGCCGCTTTTACCTACTTTCTACGAGAGCACTTGAAGCGCGAGGTGGGAGAACGCGAAGAACCCGATACACCAGTACATCAAATCCACAGCGAACTTGACGAGCTAGACACCGATGGTCGACCAGATTCCCCGCTTGGCTGACCTCAGGGGCGCGGCTTGGTGGTTCCTCTACCAAAATCGCCGTAAGGCGTACCAGCATCTCTATAGTGGCCGCTGGGGTGACGTCGTCGAAGGATGGGTCGCCCAGGCGGCCATTTGTCGTAGCCGGCTCGGCCATGAGATGCTATCGGCACGGCTACCCCTGTCGGCTGGGTCGCCGCTGCGCGATCTGGCACTCAGCGAGTTCTTTGCTGAGATCCCGTCAGGATCCACCAGGGCCGTAGGAGAAGTCATTCTGACCCGTACTGCTGGGTCGATGCCGGGTGGCATCATCCGAGCTGGACATCGGTTCCAGAAGACTGCCGACACGACCGCTCATCCACCGGTTCCGGGAGCTGAGTATACGGCTGAAGTTACGGTCTCGGTCGCACCTGCAACAATATCCGCCATCATCCCTGTCATCGCGACTGCTCCCGGTACTGAGGCCAATACGTATATCGACCTAGCAGATCCATCAATGGAAACGGAGCTATCTCCGGCGAGTTCCAGCGACGCTTTGTTCGACACCAACTTCTCCGTCACAGGAGTACGGGCGGCAGGAGGTAGCGTATCCATCAGTGATACCTTGATCCGTGCCATCGCGCGATCCTGCTATACAGGACGGCAAGGTCCCAATTCATGGGCAGCCGTGGCGGGTGTTTTGACGGCGGGTCGAGGTGTCGAGTGCGCGCAGTACTTTGAAGACCCCGCAAACTCACGGGGTGTCGTGTACGTAGCGGATGCCAGTTGGGCATCTTCGGACCGACTGTGCGAACTGCTAGCCCAGGACTTGAGGGGACAGCCAGGGCGTCGGGAATGGTTAGGGTTTGGGTCGAAGGTCGATGTTTTGGGAGTTCGCAACTACTCGATCTCGATTGTCGCAACCTTGCAGACACGAGAGGCCGTAGACGAGACTAGTATCATACCGTCCTTGGTCAAAGCGGCTCGGTACTACTTCGATGAACGTCTAGGCTGGTGGAACTACCGTACCAACACGCTTGCTGCCGCACTGTGTGCTGCTGACAGCAGGATCATCGGCTGCACGATGGTCTCGATACAAAACACGAACGGAAGTTCCACCTTTCCGCAAAATGCTAGCAAGTGGGTGCCACATGACGACGTGTGGCTTTTGCACTACCTCGTGGCGGATGACGGTATGCGCATAACGTTCGTAACGGTCTAAGTCGCCTCATGTCGACCAAGTACATTGTCGAGATAGACCTCCGGAAGACCGGAGACTTTGGCACGCAGCAGATGGGTCATGCGGCCCGGGCGGCCTCGCATCTCGACTCCCGTATGGCGCGCCTGAAGGAGGGATGGTCCAATCTGAGGGCGGGAGCTGACAAGTTCTTGGGCATGGCGGACCGGATGGCTAACTTCGCCGTTGGGATTGGGAAGACGGCAATCATTGGGGGAACCATCGCGGCCATCGGAGGGCTGACGTATGCAGTTGCTGGACTGAACAAGGCGGCAGAGGGAGCACAGGTGGCGCTGGGAGCCATCTTCAACGCGCAGGGCATCAGCTCCAACATCGATACCGGAATCGCGCGAGCTGGCGACGTGGTGCAGCAGATGCGGAAGGACGCGGCATCGCTACCAGGTGAATTCGAGGACCTGCGCAACATCTTCGTCACAGGTGCCATCCCGGCGTTCCAAGCAGGTCTGACCCCGGATGCTTTCCGGAATCTTTCAAGTCAGATCATGGCTGCGGGAGCTGTAAGCCAGTTGCCGATGGACATGGTGGCGCGCGAGGCGGCGCAACTACTGAGCGGTAGATCTGGAGCACACAACGTCTTCGGTACCCGCATCATGGGCCTTACGGGAGGGGCGGCGGAAGAGTTCAACAAGCTATCTCCCGAGAAGCGAATCTCGCGCATCCAGGAGGCGATGGGGAAGTATCAGCCCGTCATCGCCAAATACGCCAACACGTTCGATGCTATGTGGACGACCGCGATCGATAACGGTAAGCAGTTTGCGCGTGTGCTATCCGAGCCGCTGTTCAACTTGGCGAAAGATGGGCTGAGCAGCCTCAACAACCTGTGGTCCGAAAACCAGCCGGCAATCGAGCGGTGGGCGGGAGTCGTGGGCCTGAGGATCCGTAACGCTTTCCAGTGGGGCTGGGACAAGATCCAAGAGTGGTGGCCAGCCGTATCGGCATTTGCCGAGAACGCGTGGACCAAGATGGCGGCCATCTGGGTGGAACTTGAGCCATACGTGGCGCGGTTTGCCAAGTGGCTGCAAGAAGCCCTGAAGGACCCCGGCACGATCGACAAGCTCATCACGCTGGCCAAAATGTACATCGGGTTTAAGCTCGCGACGGGCATCGGCGCCCCGATGGCGCAGGGCTTTATGGGACTGAACCAGATGATGGGCGGAGCGGGCGGGATGTTGGGCGGAGCCGGTGCGGCGGCAGCCCCCATGGCGTTTGGTGCCCCCATGGCCGCCACGGCACCTGCTATGTCTGCCATCCTTGCACTTGGCGGCGTGGCGGCGGCGGCCTGGCAGTTCAGTGAGCTCTTGAACGACTTGGCACAAGAGGAAAAGAAGAACGCGGAGGCGACGGCCGAATGGGCGGACCGCATGGTGTCGGCATACACGTCCGAGGAGGAGCTGATTCTGGGAGTCACGGCGTCATTCCAGGATCTTGATATCGCGACCAGCGAACTCAAAACGTCCATGCTGGGCGCGGCCGCAGCGGCGGCCGATGTCAGGCTCTTCAACGAAAACGTGGTGAAGCCGGACCGGGAACGCCGGGCAGAACAGCTTTGGGGAGGATTCGATCTGGTTGCCGAGAGCGCGAAAGTTTTGGCAGATACCATGGCCGAGACGGCCCAAAAACCAAAGAAGGGTGGCGTCAAGCATCCAGGAGGAGGGGGTGGCACTAGCATTGCCAAGGTCGAGATCGTAGTCACGTCGAACCATAACCCGAACCGAATCGCCCGCACGGTGGTTGACGAGCTTGGACGGATATCGCGCATCAAGCACTACAGTCCTGGCGCCACCAACTATGCGGCAGGTCGACCTACATGACGTCCCTGACGGAGAAGTTCGACGAGTCGGGCCGGAGTGCCAAGTGGTCGTTTCGGCAGCTGGGAGGCCCCAAGAAGACGCTGGAACTCTTCGGGCGCTTCGGACCCCTGGGTCGAGCCAGGCGTGGCACGGTCGTGAAAGATGGGATGCGTGTCGCACAGGAACGCGTCTTCTTCTCTGGCGATACGCCCCCGACCAGAAGCGAATTCGGGTTGCGGTTTGACGACTACGAAATTCATGGACGATGGTCGGACCGCTACCTCGGTACCGGGGTCGCGATTGCGAAGTGCCGAGAGGTCAAGACATTCGTTGCGGATCGGCAGGAGTTGTTGATCAGCTGGGGCGATATCGTGTCGGCTCACGGCTATATCGAGCAATTCTTGCCAGAACGCGAGGGACGTGGAGAGATCCCTTGGTCGATGGTGCTCAACATCGATTGGGACAACCAAGTGGGTAGGATGCCCACCGACATCCCAGACGAACGGCAACCCCGGGACTTCATGGCGGAGATCCGAAAGGCGCTGGATGAGAAGACGGCCAAGATGGCGAACTTCCCACCGACCCTGAAGGGCTCGATCGCGGACTTCATCAACGGCGTACTGGGTAGCCTGAATGGCGTCTCGAGTTCACTGGCAAATGCGGCGGACCAGATCAACGATCTGGCAAACGCGCCTTTTGCTGCCCTGCGGGGACTCCGTGCGGCGATTGGGCAGTTCAGAACCGTGCTGGTGAAGCTGCACACGACCTATGATGACTTCGAAGCCAACTTCGCCCTGGAGGTAGAACGCGCCGACGACGTGCAGTCGTTCCTGGGATTCAAGGCAGACTTCAGTGATGGTTGCTACCGAGCACTGGCGGTTCTGGCCGAGATGGATCGCCAGGCCGCCCTGGCGGAGCGCGGAAACATCAAGCAGCTGTACGAGGCGCGAGAAGGCGACACGTGGGAATCCATCGCGGCCTCGACGTTGGGATCCTCAGAACGGGCAAAGGACATCCGGGAGGCGAATGGGCTCGAGTCTGGACAGCCCCCGATTGTCGGTACGACCTACGTCATTCCGAGGTGATGCGTGACGATCCAGCGTCCTCGGATGCTCGCCACTCTGTCGGTACCAGTTCTTGGTACACGGGAGCAGAGAATCGGGCAGGCAGCATCGACCGAAGAGCAAACCATGACGGTTCGGCCCAAGGAAATCACCTTGGAACGCACGGACCACAACACGTCTGACGAGTTGTCTATCACGCTCGACTGGGCGGAATGCGGTATCGATGCCCGCCTACTCGATAACGCGCGGGTCACGCTCTACCTCGGGCAAGCCAACGAGTTCAACGTCTGGAAGCCGGGTCCCGACCACTGCCTATTCATCGGTCTGGTGAAACTGCCAGAAAGCACTCGTGAAGCCGAGACCCCTGGCGAGATGAAACTCGAGGCCGTGGACTACACGACGCTGTTCATCAACGCCAAGCCGTTTGGCAGCAGTGGCGTACCCCTCTACAGCGACACCCTGCGGGGAGCCTGGAAGCGCGTCTGCTCCCAGACGCCGGGGGCCGACATTCTGGCGGAGCGCTTGGTGGGTAAAGACGTCGATCTGGGAACGCAGGTCGGAAAAGGCGTGGCGGAACGCTTCCGGAAGCTCGGGAAGATCACGACTAAGCCAGATGATGACGCCTGGGCGGTGTGGCAACGATGCGTCGGCATGTTGGGACTAGTGAGCTGGATCGATCTGGACCAGTGCATCATCAGTACCGCCACCAACCTCTACACGGAAGAGGACCCGCCAAAGCTCATCTGGGCACGTAACTGCACGACCTGGAACGAACGCCGGGGTGACTACTTCTCCCACAAGGGGGTTGCGGTTACGAGCTACGACCCATTGACGGCAACGGTCAAGGAATCGTTCTACCCACCCATCGGGGACCCGAGAACCAAGCGGAAGTCCCTGAAGGCGCTGCCGGTCAAGAAAAAGGCCAGCGAAGCCAAGGCGCTGCAAAACGAGGACCGTGAGTGGCTGTCGATCCCGGGCGTCACGGAACAGGCAGAGCTTGACGTCATCGCTCAGCGCGTCTGGGAAGAGAGAAGCCGGCAAGAACTCTCGGGTCATGTCGAGACGCCTAACATGGAGACCGAAACCATGGCAGGCGCGCCGTTTGACCTCCTGCGGCTCAAGGCAGGGGATTCGATTTCGGTATCAATTGAAGGACAGGACCGAGCCCTGTTGGCTCGGATGCCCATGGACGAACGGATTCAGTTTCTCCGGGAGCGCGGATATCAGGAAGACGTGACACGTCTCATTGCGTCCAATGCCGGCATCATCGCCGGCCTTCCATCAGTCTTCATCACCAAGACGGTTCGGATCAACATGACGGTCAGTCGCGAGATGCCGCACTTTAGCATCGGGATCGACTACGTGAACCGGATATCGATCGATGGGAGTGCGAACCCATGACGTTGGTGGAGCAACTGAGGCGCGTCATCGAGGCCTTCATGCCTGCCCCTCCCCCGACCGGTAGCTTGGAGCTCGGAACTGTGGGGTGGGAGGATGGCAAGGACCACTACGACCTCGTGGGGGGACAGCCAACCCTCGTCAAAGTGACGCTCTGGCGCGGCGCGACTCCGGGGTCCGGCAAGGCCCGGACGAACGGCAGGGCCGGTGGAACCCAAGTGCTGTGCCGTGTGAGTCGGCCTCTGAACTTCATCCCAGAGGACGGTAGCGAGGTCATGGTGGCGTTGCCGGCAGGATACGAAACGACTCCAGGGGCCGGGTTCATCCAGAACGTTACGGCGCCAGCGCCCGAGATCCAGCATTCCGAGACCAAGGCCAAGATGGAGTTTGGTCCCGAGGTCGACCTCGTCATCAAGGCAAGGTCCGTCACGATCTCGGACTATCAGGACCGCTACATCACGGTCGGACCCGACTACGGGATCAAGGGGGGAGCGGGGCAGACGGCATCTGGTACCCGTCAGGACCTCAGCGGCTTCTGCCTGAAGGACGGCAAGTGGCAGTTCTACGTGGCGGACGCGGATGGCTACACGGTCTCGGCTCTTCAGCTGGCCCAAGAGGCGACGCTCATCTGCAATGTCGCAGATGACGGCAAGCAGGTGAAGATCAAGCTTGCTGGCGGGGACTCGACCTATATGTGCGCCGGAAAGTTCATGGCGCTTTACGCCACCGGACTCTTGGGGAACCCCGCGGGATTGCCGGCAGCCGTCATGGCGGGAGGGGTCCCGGTGCCATCCACAAACACCTTCATTGCCGGAGTGGCGCCCTAGCATGTACGTCTACCCGCCCGCTCCACCCAAGCCTCCGGCACCACCCACCAGCATCGAGGTTGGCCTCTGCACCTTCCCCCTGCCGCCCCTGCCATTTGAGCTGCCGAGCCTCGTGTTGGAGCTACCGATCCCGGATTTGACGTGGCTGTTCGAGATCGATCCCTCATGCCCGCTCAACGGCTAAGCGGCCGGGCAGCTGTCGACACAGGTCCAGCCGGACGCTGGGTCGGAACACACGGACTGCCAAGTTGACGCTACCGACTGCTGGGCACGTGAGCACGTGCATTGCCCGGTAGGGATCTGGTAGCAGGACCAGACGGATGGCTCGGTGCCGATCATGGGCAACTGGGTCGCGGGCGCGCAGATGTTGACCAGACGCCAGGTTCCTCGATCCGACACGCCACCAGGGGCATAGAGATCCAGGAAGGCACGGCAGTCTGGGACGCCCGAGATGGCGAGCGGCTGGCACACGCAGTACACGTCTCCCGTTTCGACTGCCTGCTCGACGCAACAGTCGGTGGGGATCGGTGGAGCGGCCGGAGTCGGTTCCGTGACGTCGGAAGGATCCGGATCCGTGATGTCACCTCCATCCCCAGTTCCCGCGCCCTGGACGAGCCAGGAAGAGGGCTCGGGACCCACGTCGGGCATCTCCCCGTCCGAGCAGGACGCGAGCGTGAGGGTCAAGAGGGGAGAGAGCCAGTAGGGTTTCGAATGGGCCATGAGTTCAAGATTACCATCTTGAGGCCGGCCCGCAAGCTGAACGGTTGAACAGATGGCCTACATCCGCACCATTGAAGTCCGGTCTCCGACCAGGATCCGGGTCTTTTGGGAGGGGTCCAGCGGGCTTCCCAACCTTGCGAGCGAATACCAGGTAGTTTCTTTGGACGACCGGGGTACCTCGCCGCCCGTCGTGGCGGTCGTGCTCATCACGTCCGACGCGACGCAACGCGAAATCGTGTTGGGAGTCCGGCTGGTAGGTGGGGCCCGGTACCGCCTTGACTCCAGCGCGTCCACCCGCATTTTCATGGCCCCCGAGGCCCGGCCATCGGTTTCGCTTTCCCGTGGATCCAACGCGTGGGATCGAGAGTTCTATCAGGTCGACCTCGACCTGGACGACGACCTGCATGAAGATCCGTCGGGAGATCTGGCCACCATTGCGGGCCGTCCCAACGTAGACCGAGCCGTGATCCGGCAGTGCCTATGGGATGGTCTTCCCTGGGATCAGACGTGGGGCGCGCAGCTGAGTGAATTCATCGACGGACCGACACCCATCTTGGTGAACGTCACGGCCGCCATCACGCGCCAACTGGGTCGCGATGACCGCATCATGTCCAGCACGGTTGCACCCGATACCAGTCAGGCATCATCGGGTGTCGTGACGCTCAACGTGAGCCCCGTCTACGGGACGGGTGAACGCAGTTCTGTAGAGGTACCCTTTGCCGAGTGATCGAGAACTCCCAACCCTGGACGACCTCCGGGCAGTGTTCCGCGGGGCCGTGGCGTCGAGGGAACTAGGGGAATGCGCGGACACGCACACGGGGGCCATTTACGACTGCATGGCCGGCATGGGCGCCATGGTGTGGCGCGCAATTGCGGAAAGGGACCAAGCGGCGTTCCGTACCGTCTATTTGGATGGTGCGAAAGAAGACTACCTGGATGTTCGCGCCCTGAGTCGCTTGGGCGCCACAAGGATTGAATCCGTTCCCGGAACCGGAGAGGTTTGGATCGAAAGAGCTGGACTGACGGAGGGAACGATCTGGAAGGGTACGAGAATCGCACTCTCTATTGCTGGAGGAGAGATCCAATACTTTGAGGCATCCTCGGACTACGAGGTTCTGGCAAACGTGGTCGAAGTGAAACTGCCTATCCAGCAGGCAACGGCGGGGCAGTGTGGAGAGGTTGATCTTTCGGAATCCGAATGCACGATCCTAAGGATCGATGACCCGCTATGGGACACGTGGAACGTGACGTACATCGCGTGTTCGGCTGGTACGGTCTACGAACAGGATCGGGACTACCTGGCGCGAGGGAGGGCAGATGTGTTGGATGCTCGTGTTGGATTCCCGTCCGCAATCGAGCAAGCATGTCGGGATGCGGGAGCGGCGCGAGTGGTGCTGTTCGCCCCAGACTTTGGGGGAATCGATACCGGCCTGAGTAATGTGGTCGTGGGAGACTCCGGAGGAAGCACACCAGACGGACTCTTGAGTGCGTGCCGGTTAGCGCTCGCACAAACGGCTATCCTGGGAGTCAATGCCCAAATTTTGCCTATGACGCGGCAAGCGGTCGCGATCCAAATCACCGTCAGCCTCTGGACTGCCACGGCTGAGCAAGCACAGATCGCCTCCGACGTTCGGAGCTCAGTCCTGGCCTACTTCGAAACCCGCCAGAACCCGTTTTTGTGGACCTACTCGGGGATCCGCACGGCGGCTTTCAAGGCTCTACGAAACGTGCATGAAATCGTGGTCACAGGTACGGCTGAGCCAAGCGAGGCTACGCTGTTGGTTGCGCCCGTGATCGAGTGGGAAGCATTGGAATCAGGAATCGTGGTCCTGTTGGAGTTGGCGGCATGACGGTCGAGATCACGGGTTTGGTTCCAGGAGGTCCCAGACTCGTCATCGCAACCCGGGAAGACGTCCTGGCCCAGTTGCCGTCTGATGTTCTGTCGGAGCAAGAACAGCCGGTCCTGGATGCGGCTGCCGATGCCTTGCTGGCGATTGCGTTGGCTTATCAGGAATATGGCGGTCGATGCGCAGCCAACTGCGATCCGGACCGTGCGGAAGATCAATCTCTTCGTGCCGTTGCAGCCGACAGAGGAAGCGAGCAAGCGGACGGGGAAGATCAGGAACTGTTCCGAAACCGGATGCTTGGCATTCAGGCGTCCGTCACGTTCGAGGCCATCCGGGATGCCGTGAATGCCATCCTGGCTAGCTGGACGGATAAGACGTGTCGCATTCTTGAGAGCGGGATGGATGGTGCCTTCCTCCTCACGGCTGTCACGGACGCGACCTCTGATTGGCATTCGTTCGTGGCGCGCACGGCGTCCTACCCGGATCGCATGTATGAAGACGATGCGGCAGTCAACGGAGGCGTCTACTTCGCGGGCCGCGGTGGTACGGGACTGCATCTGTTCTTCGCCACTACGCGACGACTATTCGTGATTCTGCTTCCCTCTCTAGCCCAGATCCGTGGCAACTTCTTCTACACGGCTGTCTCGGACGTGGGTGCTGGGACGTTCCTTTACCTGGCCGCAACTGACCCCGGCGTGACCTTCATGGGCTCCGACGGGGGTACGGCACAAGCGATCTACCGAGCCATCGCCAACAAGGTGGATTCGTTGGTCGGCCAAAGCATCAGCTACTCCATCATCGAAGACAGGAGTCTGTGAGCCAATGCAATCCAGTTTCGAACTCACCATAGACGGTCAGGCACTCAACATCGACGATCTCAACACCATTGCCGATGAAGCCGCGTTGGCGGATGATTATGTATATGCCGAGTTGTTTCGGCGATGTCCCTATCTGGCCGGTGGTACCAATCCGGTGGACAAATCGATCCTACCATACCGGGTCGAAAAGTTGACCGAGACGGACATGAACACTTCGTCACTCGTGACGGGTTATGGAGCAACCGGCAGTGTATATGTCTGGCCATTCCGTGCCATCATCGGCACACGCGTAAGCTACAATCCAGAGAACTGGTATGATGTCCGGACCGGCATGTACGTCGGCAGCGTTTTGGACCTCGCGACGGGTCACGCGACGGTCGCGAATCCACGCTGGGATCTAATTTATGCCCGCGTCGATATCGACCTAGCCTCGAGTCCGGAGTACCGACTCGTCAAAGCAGCTGACGGCACGATCTCGCAGCAGGCTCTATCTCTCTACAAAAGAACGACCGTGAGCCTTGGAGTCGTGAATGGTTCCGAAGGCGCAAGCCCGGTTCGACCGGATCTGCCAGCTGATGGTGCTGGGGCCTACTACATACCGTTGGTATTTGTGTTGATCGAGCATCCGTTTACCACGGCAACGGTGGTACCGATCGATCACATTGCTGAGATAGCGCCGGTCGCGCAGATGTCGTCAGCAACGAGCGCTGTGACGCTCCAGCCGGCCAATGGACACTACTCACTCGATCCAACCTATGTCGGGCTATACGACCAACTCTTGACTCGAGATTGGACCGTTGCTGCTGGACGTCCTCAAGAATTCCTACCGAGCAGTATGGCGGGAGGAGCGTCTAGGTTCTTTGCTCTTGACTTTATCACGTCTCCGCCATCCATTGCAGCGGATCACACGGCTGTGTTGGACGACTCGATCGATTGGCGGAATAGACTCATGTGGTTTACCGTCTATGCGACGAGAGAAGCCAGCAACGACTTTGCCTGGCATACCGTAGCGGGGAGCCCTACGACGGCACTCGAACCACAGGGTCTGGTAGAGACTGGGGCGGGCGCGAACGGGACAGCGGTGTTTGTTGGCAACTCGTTCAATGCCCATCTGGGGGTTGTGTGTTTGCGGTTGTCGGCAGACGACTGGGATCTGTTCAACGTGGATTCTATCCTGAACATCTTGGTGGACGGCACTACCGGGTACCTTCTTGCTGAGAACAACTTCGTCGCAACAGCACTGAACATGAAGTTCGTCATCAAGGTCGATGCTTCGGGTCAGTTCCCGAACTTCAGGGTGATTTGATGGCCGGGACGGATACAAAGATCCGGACGCAGCTTGCGGTAGACGACCCGGTTGAGCTGGCAGCAAACTACCAGTTGGACCAGACGGATCGTCGTCTGATCGACAACCAGATCCGGGCAATCGAGCAATTGCTGGTCGAGGGACACATCAACGGCCTTGTGGGCACGTGGTACACCCTCTACGCCATGAGTTCGGCTGTCGTGAAGGGTGATGTCGTTGTAGCAGCATCTGCGGACGCGACGGGGAAGACTGTCACGAAGGCGACGTCGGGCACGCTCACGAGTTCCGGGATGCCCGGGGGAGTCGTGATCTTGGGCGGGAGTCCGGGAGCCAAGATTCTTGTGGCGGTAGACGGCATCGTACCGTCAACCGTGACGGGACTATCTTCAGTTTCTGGCTTGGCGCGCGTCGCACCCGCAACCGCGCGAGCCGAACGCGTCGCGTCCTATACCGAAGGCGACTACCCGCTGGGCACTGTCGACGGACTTGGTAACCTGACGATCTGCAGAAGACCAGCGGTGGGAACTACTGAGTTTGGGACCACAGGGACCACGGGTACCACGGGCACCACCGGCACCACGGGCACGACAGGGACCACGGGTACCACGGGAACCACCGGCACCACGGGCACGACAGGAACTACGGGCTCAACAGGAGATCCAGGGACCACGGGAACCACGGGAACCACAGGAACCACAGGAACGACCGGCAGCACTGGAGATCCGGGTTCGACAGGGACTACGGGCACGACCGGGATCACGGGCACGACGGGGACCACCGGGGCCCAAGGATCCACTGGAACCACGGGGACCACGGGCACGACCGGGACCACAGGAACGACTGGTACTACGGGAATCCAAGGATCCACAGGAACCACGGGAACCACAGGCACGACCGGAACGACAGGAACGACCGGTACCAGTATTCCTCTTGGGACCATCGATACCGTCTACGCTTCGGATGGTGCAACGAACTCGTGGTCAGGGACTCCCATTGCACTTTACTGGCGATGTCGAGGGAATGGAATTCATCAGTGGCGCAACAACGCGGACGACGCATGGCTTGACGCCATAGGCTACATCGACTCCACGGGCGGGAGTACACGTGACACCATCACCCTCTATGGGCAGCCCAACGCAGCTCTCGACGCTAGCAGTGGTTACGTGTCGCTGAGAAGCCCAGCGATCAATTTAGGATACACGACTGCCACTGCGGTAGTTATGGCTCCATTTGATACCACTGCCGCAACCGCTGCACTGTGTACAATCCATGGGCAAAGCACGAGCCATGTGTCTGGTGCGGCCGGGGCACTTAGACTAAGTGGAGGATCGGGAGTGACGCAAGCGGGAGTTATTCTTGGCTGGGGACATGGTACTGGCGCAACAAGTGCGATTGGTACCTTCCAGCAAGGGGTGCTTAGATACGCCGCCAGTGATGATCCGACTTCGCACCCGTCTGGTGTTACAAATTGGTGGTGGACTACAAGCGGAAGCTGTGAACGCACCCCCGGCAAACTGACAACAGGATGGTCTGAACTTACTACAGGGACCGGATCCCCTCCGGCTGCTGCGATGGTATGTGATTACACGTATCACCGCAAGTCGCGTACCACTACAGCGGGAACCTATTACGAAACTTGGGAAGTCGGTACCATCAGAGGTATTCAGTACCTAAACTCCCAGCACGCTACGCTGCGCGTAGACGTGGATTTGATAGTCCAGGTAACCGACGTGAATACTCCCTACTTGGCAGTTCCTTATGGTTCATGGAGTGTGTCTAGAACATACCAATACGACTTCATTATGGGCACGATCTTAGATATTGTCACTGGAGCTGTTGAGGATTTGGGAAACAATGATCCGGGTCTTGCATTCGCTTCAAGTTTGGATGCGCACAGCATTAGAACAAGCGTAAGTCACCCGGCGCCGGCGGGAGGGCTACAGTATACTGTGGATTGGTATTATCAGACGCGCATTAGAATTTGGGCACCAAAGGGAGCGGCCTAGGACCCCAATGGGGTCATATGCATAAGGATCGATCTGATGGCAGGAATTCGTGCACTGTCGGCGACGGTCAAAATGACGGAAGCCGAGACGGAGGCGACGGGCCTGACGAAGGCCGGGTTCGCGCGGGACGAGGAAGTGGCGCTAAGCGTCACGCCGGCATTCACGAGCTATTCGTGGAGCATGACGCGACCCACCGGGAGCTCCGCGGCGCGTTCTGCTATGTCCAGCACGTCAGTTGCAACTCCATCGTTCCGTCCAGACATCAACGGGGAATTCATACTCACGTGCACGGACGGCACCACGACCTACGATCTTGTGGTCGAGGTCTCTACCGTTGCGCCTGCCGAAGTTGCAACCCACACGCGACGCTCCGCCATGTTGCCGGACCAGATACCCATCACGAGCGGAGGCGGCACGGAGTTCCTGAACGCCGAGACGGGACTCATGTCGGTAAAGTACGACGATGGGAGCGTCCAGGCACTGGAGGGAAGGAGCCTCCGCCACGGTGCCGCGGCCCCCACGTCTGGCGTCGGGAGCGACGGCGACACGTACCTACGCCTCGACCCCGACACCCTAGCCCAGGACGGCAAGCTGTTCGTCAAGGCGGCGGGTGCGTGGGCGGAGGACGCAGATGCGCGGCTCGCGAGCTACGCGCAGATGGTGGCTTCTTTGGCGGAAGGGATGCCCCCTCCACCCGACGTCTCGGGTTCGGTGCTGGTAGACCAGGGAGGCGCGCTTGGGCGGACGGACCGGCGCCTGACGCTGGACGACATCGACGCCGCGTTTGCCATCAGCACGTGGGTTCGCGTAGGAGGCGTCTACACGGCTCGGCGTGGCGACACCATCAGCACCGTCACGGCGACCGCGAGCTACACCAGCACGCCCGCGTCGGCGTCCGTGGCCAACAGCTACGGCGGCAGCTCGGACCCGGGGGACGTCAACGGCGGGGCCTGGACCCTACTGACGCCATTCACGAGTGCCAGCATGGCCGGGACGGTCAAGCGGTCTGGGGCTGACCTGGGGGCGGACCCGACCTGGACCGCTACCCTGACGGCCACGGGAGCGACGGTCAAGACGTCGCCTTGGACCGTCACGTTCACGTCCAACATCCTGTACGGCGTGGGGGCGGCGGGACTGGACACGCAGGGGGAGCTGGAGGCCGCGTTGACGAGCGTGTTGCAGGCTGCCATCCCCGCCAGCTTCACCGTCAGCCCATCCAACCAGTACGTTTACGTCGCATGGCCGAAGGGACGCGGTACCGCGAGCTACACGCTGAATGGATTCCCGGCCGCATTCGAAGCCCCGTTCGACGTCTCGTTCACGAACGTGAACGCAGTGGTCGAGACCTACTCGGTCATGCGGTCAACCAACCTACTGACAGGCTCGGGCCTGGTATTCGTGAGGGCGTGACATGGCAATCGGATTGACGGATAGCGTCGGATCCTTAGGAGCTTTTCCTTCCGCCATCGGGACAACGCAACCAGCCCTGGACAATGTCGCCGCCATTGCATCTCTGGATCCTACAGGATTCCATGACGGAACGAGATGGTGGATCACAACTCTTCGATGCTATGGGATGCTACGAACCACCGAAGATCCTCCGGTTGCGATGGAGCGTTGGTCTACAGCCACGGCTGGTCGCATTTTGGAACGGTTGCCTTACCCGGAATTCACGTCGAATCCGTGGAATACGCAATCTGATTGGTATGTAGACGATATTTCCGGAAGCGACGAATTCTCAGGATCAGATCCTTCTGCTGCACTCAAGACATTCTCAGAACTACGACGTCGCACATGGAAATATCAGCCGGCACAGCCAACAGTAGTGCATATCATGTCAGATATGGCAGAAGATCTGTTGTTATCTATTGCATCTAGCACAGCTGCGTCGTTTACTCTCGATGGCTCTGGGTATTCTGTCGCGTTACATTCTGGAACGATCTCGACATTTACCAACAGAAATTCTTCAACGCCAGAGTGGAGTCTTCTTACTGACATTGGAGTTGCGGATTGGACACCATATCGTGGCAGAAGAATACGTTTGACGAGCGGCTCGAACACAGGAGCCGTTGCTGGAATAATGAAGGAAAATCCTGGAGGTCTTGGAAATAATGTGGCCCGCGTTGGTCCGTTCGCTAGTGGGACAACGGCGACTCATACGGAAGTGTTCCCGATAGCAACAGATCAGTATGTCATTGAGAATTTAATCGCTGTGCGCTCGATGAGCATAGAGGCAACCGATCCAGATAAAACCGGTGTCGTTGGTTACGATTCGATTAGAATACGGTCCTTGTATGTAGCAAGCGGGCAGTACCAGTTCCTCAACATACGAGATGGAACCGGTTCGTCACAGTGCGTAACTATTGTGGGGTGCGAGCTTGGGCCATATGCGCTTATGGGTAATCCGGTGATCCATAGTTCGATCATAACCAACAGGAATGGCCAAATACTCTCTTTAGGCAACCTCTCTCCGTCTAGACTATCCATTACAGTGTCGATGCTATATAATGTTCCAGGAACTATAGTGGAGTGTTATATGGGTTCGTGCGTTGTCAACAAGTGCGCATCTCAAAACGTAAGGATAGCTGTGTTTGGTTCCGCTGTCATGCACGTATATGATACAGGTGTTTTTGGCAGTGCATCAGCAGGGATAGAACTAGATTCCGGAGGCCGGATAATACTAGCGGGTTTGGTTTGGGGAGCAGAGAACACTATTGGGGTACGGATCAATTCCAACACAACTGCAGTATACATCACCAAGCCAACGATTTTGGGAGGGACGGGAGCAGATTGCAGAATAGCTGGTGTTGACTACGTTTGGGGAAATGTTCCGGTATGGGACAGTGTGCACGCTTGTGGAATTGTAGCGCGCGTATAATAATGGAAACGGCACCGTAGTTTCGAAGGAAACAACATGACGACCGAGATTATGATCCTGACGAGCCTGATGGCGTTTCTGGTAGGTCTGCACCACCTGCTGGGAAAAGACGTTACGTGGTGCAGGACGCTTGATCCCAAGTTGCGCATCGTGCTAACGAACATCATCGGGATCCCGATTGGACTCGTGGTGTCGCGCCTGTCAGGATCCGAGTGGGTGCAGGCAGCCTATCAGACCGGGATGGTGGTCGGGATTCCGACCCTGCTGGGAGTCCTGAGTGTGCTGGGCGGCAGCGACAAGCCGCCGGCTGTCGTGGACCCGCCCATCCTGGCGAAGGCGAAGGACGACGCGGCCAACCTGGGCATTGCCGAGGAGAAAATCCGATGACTATCTACTCATCGCCTAAGGAAATCCAATGACCCATCGTCGCTATCTGCGTCGCTCTGACGCGCCTGGGATCGTCCTGCTATCCCTGCTGCTGCTCGGTGGATGCCGTGCCACGCTGGAGGAGACGCGGCCCCGGGCCCCCCTTGCCGGCCTCTCGGTCGTGGGCGTGGTGCTGCTCGAGCCCGGGTCCCCTGAGTGCCAGCGGCTCTCAGAGCTTGAAGCCACCTGGGGCGGGCTCGCGCTGGCGGGCGGGGCCCTAGGGACGGCCGGCACGCTCGGGACCGTCCTGGAGGTGCTGGCGCGCCAGGACGACCCCGGTGCGGCGGAGTACGTGGCCCTGCTGGTGGCCGGTGCCATCGACGCCGCGGCCGTGTTCGCCCAGACCCGGGCCACGGCATATGGGCGTGACTGGGCGGGGGCGGGATGTGGTAGGATTGGACCATAACATGGGCCAACTAAGCGTCCTGGGGGTCACGTGACCATCGCGGAGCTCGAGTCCGCCTTGGCGGTCGCGAGGATTCGCATCACCCAACTCGAATCCGAGAACCAGGAGCTGCGGCAGAAGATGCTGGAACTGGAACGTGAACTAGCTGGACACGCCAGCAAAAGAGTGTTTCCGGCCTGGATACCGATCTACTGGCAACCGGTCTACATAGACCCAGGTACGACCACGTGACGCTGGACGAATCCCAGGCCCGCATCACCCAGCTCGAATCCGAGAACCAGGAGCTGCGGCAGAAGATGGCGGCCCTCCGGGCCATCCTGGACGACCCAAACAAGTGCTACGGTAGGGCAATCGATCTGGCTCAGGCCGAAGCGGAAGGAAGGCCCCTATGGCCAAACATCTACCCCTAGTCGCCCTGCTGGCAGCCTTTCTGCTGGGAGCGCACTGCAACCCCAAGCCGCCCCCTCCCCCTGTCCCAACGGGCGGCGCGGGCGGGCAGGCGCCGGTTCCCGTGGGGGGCGCGGGGGGCATGGTTCCCATCGGTGGGGTTGGGGGCGCAGTTGACGAATGCGCGGCGCCGGCGGACGCGTGTGCGGCCGCGGGCTGCAACCTACGGCGCCTCGGATGCCCGGAGCAGAGGACGGAGCGGGGAACGCCTTTCGCTATCACGTGCCGGGATTCAGCAGCCGACGGTCGACCGTATCCGTTGGCCTGCATCACGCGGGCATCAACCTGTGACATCGCGAGGGCTTGCCGATGACCGACATCGCACTACGACCCACCGGACTCAAGGGGCCGGATCGACCGGAGACTCGCACCGCGCAGCTGGAGAGGCGCCGGTTTTTCGCGCGTGTCGACCAGCCAATTCCCCGCATCGCCATCCAGGCCATTGCCCGCATCCGGAGGCAGCCGGTTCTTGGGGACTGCGTGGGTGAGGCGGCGGGCGGTGGGTATCACGCGCTGACGGGATACGACTGCTCGGGTCGGGACATCTGGCGTGAGGCCCAGCGCCAGGAGACTGGAACATTCGACCCGGAGCAGGGAGCGTTCCTCGAGTTCGCGGTCGATGGCATGATTCGACGCGGGTTGACGCCCTACGTGCCGGGTGAAGAATTCGACGAGTCGGCCACGCTCGAGACTTGGGTCGAGGGCCACGCGGCGCACGACCGGAGGCAACTGGGGATGGATCACCGACGGATCGCGACCAACGATGTCCAGGCGCTTTACCAGGCATTGGCATCGGGCATGGCGGTGTTCGACGGAGGACCGCTGTTGGAGAAGTTCTTCGGCCGTGGTCCCACCAAAGCCAACACGCCAGCTGATATCGATGAGCTGGGAGGAATCACCAACGGTCATGCTCAGCGCATCCGTGGGTATTACCTGGATGCGGATCTCGAAGGCCAGCAGGTTGGGAACGTCCTCCTGTACCAGGGGAGCTGGGACGAGGGGTTCGCCGGTTGCTGGGTCCCGGTACTCAACGAGGAGAGCGTCGTCATCGACACACGCTGGCAGCCGGGGTGCTTCTGGGCCTATGAGCGGGTCATCGGATTGCGCTGGGACATCCACGCATTCAGGCCAGTTTCATGACCACGCGCGAGGCCGAACTCGAGGCCCAGTTGGCGGTCGAGCGCGAGAAGATCGCGAAGCTGGACGCCGCGCTGGCTCAATGCAAGGCATCGCGAGAACGCAGACCGGAGAACATACCGCGCTGCTCCCCAAAAGTTTACTGGGTGAATGGATTGCCTCTTGGTTTATCGTTGGTCGAGACTGAGGAAGATGTGGATGTCCGCCGGCAAGCGCTGAAGGACTACGAGTTCTGATGGCCATGACCTCCACCCAGCGCCGCATCGTAGACGTGGTTCGGAGCTACGTCGGCTGCAGCCTGGCTGACAAGACGGAGGCCCAGCTGGCGGTCGAGCGCGAGAAGGTCGTTCAGTTGGAAGAGAAGGTGAGGAAGCTTGAGGAATTGGTAGCGCGGTCCGAGCTGCTGTTCGATGCGCGTATGACCATGGGCGAGATAGTCTATCCGCCGCGCCCGAGAAGGTTTTGGTGTGACCAAGGATTCTGGGGGGACTATTATGGATCGGGGGACATGTGACATCTACCCAGCGCCGCATCGTGGACGTGGTAAGGAGCTACGTGGGCTGCAGTCTGGCGGACAAGACGGAGGACAAACGGATCCGACGAGCCGCGTTGGCGCAGCTGGTGGCTCGACAGGTCGACGCTCCAGAGTCCGTCGTGGGCATCCGGTCGAACTGCGGCATGTTCGCGTTGGGGCTCTGGAAGCTTCTGGGGATCGAGCACCAGCTGCTGCGCAAGAAATACGTCAACGGCATGGCGATGGCGTGGCTGGTCCGAATCGGAAATGACCTCAGGTTCTGCCACACATACCGGGGTGATCCGTGGGAGCTGACTCCAGGGATGCTGCTGTTCTACAAGCAGGAAGCAGACGAGCACGTGGAGTGGCTGCTGGGCGACTTGGACGAACGCGGACATGCGGAGCACGCTGGTGGCGGACGGCCCAACAACGCGATTGTGGAGACCCGCGGCCCCATCCTGCACTTCGGCACGCTACCCCTATGGTGCTGGTTCGATGTTCCGGGGATCCTGGACCGCATGGAAGACCCCGAGGCCGCGTGATTCCTCGCGAGCTGCCTGACCTGCGCTGCAGCCCAAGCAAGCAGGAGGTACTGGAGGCCCTATGGCGGGCCTGGTGGGCCATGTTCGACACGGAGCCGACCCGAGAGCAGCTGTGCGTCCTGTTGGCCCAGCAGACGCAGGAATGCGGCTGGCCCGGACAGGGCGGGCTGCATTGTTGGAACTTCGGCAACGAGAAGCACGCTCGGGGGGACGGACGCTGCTGGGTTTACTTCACCTGCGACGAGATCATCGATGGCCGGAGTGTCGTGTTCAATGCGCCCCCGCCGCATGATCCATTGGCTGAGGAGATTCCGGGATTCGGCGCCTGTTGCTTCCGCGCCTACCTGACGATCGATGAGGGCGCGGCAGACCACTTGGGGATGCTCGCCAAGCGCTTCGCCACCGCATGGCACGATGTACTGGAGGGGGATCCCGCGGGGTTCTCGCGGCGGCTGAAGGTCATGCACTACTACACGGCGGATGAAGCCATCTACACCAGGGGTGTTGTGAGCTTGTTCCACCAGTTCACTACCGCCAAGTTCGACTGGTCTTTCGCGGACAGATCGTCAGCGCCACCAGCGCCCGAGGTCCAGCAACTGGTCCAGTTGATCGACGCCCCGACCCTGCTGGCCAACGCGCGTGCTGGCATGAAAACCGAGCGCGACCAGACCGAGAAAGGGCTCCATGACTGAACGGACATCGATTCCCGGTGAACCCCCAGAGGCAGGACGCGTGAGCCAACCTTCAGGCGAGATGGACGACTGGACGCATGGGGAACGCGCGACCATGCCTCCTGGATTTCTGGGCGTCACGGAACCGACCCCCATGGGTCTCCCGGATCCAGAGCCCATGGTCGAGATGCGCGAGACGATGGACACGGAGCCGGCTTCTCCCCTCGGGTCGTCCGTCCCTCCCGTGGGAGATGGTGGGATCGTGCCGGGGGACGTGCTGCACGACTACCTGGTCCGGATCGCGGCCTCGCTGGACGGTCTCTCGGGGCTGCCAGCGGCTGTGATGAGGCTCGAGGTGGGGCAGTTGGCATTGGGGGACCGGATCACGCACTTGCGCGAATCAGAGGGCCACTGGACCAACGAGGTCATGAGGCTGAACGAGGTCGTGTCACGACTGCATTGCGTGCGAAACCCCGAGCCTTCAGTCCCGCCGTGCGCTCCTGTCCCCATCAGGGCAATTGGCACCGTGGGTGAGTAGGGGGGATTGCGGAGGCCTTCCGGCCGGGGTAAACTCTGATCGTTCTCATCCAGCGCCTGAGCGCGGCCCCGCCGCGTCGCCTTCCTCACGTGGGCCGGGCGGCCTCGGGCGCTGAATGAGAGCGACCAGCAAAGGAAGGCACCCATGACCGAGATCGATCAGCGCTTTCAGCGCGACCTGGAGGAGTACCGCAGGCTGCAGACCGGGATGTTCCCTGTCACGGAAGAGCAACGGGTACTGTACGATGACAATGCATCAGCGGGGATCTCGGATCCCCACTACTTCTACCAGGATCTTTGGGCAGCCAGTAAGATCTACTGTCACGATCCGGAACGGCATGTCGACATCGGATCACGCCTGGACGGCTTCATTGCCCATCTGCTGGTTTTCACGTCAGTGGAGGTCGTGGACATCCGGCCTTTGGAACTCCGGATTCCGTGGCTGACGTTCCATCAGGAAGACGCCACAGAATTGGCAGGCTTTGCCGATAATTCGGTGAAGTCGTTGTCGTGTCTCCACGCTCTGGAGCACTTCGGACTTGGACGCTATGGGGACCCGATCGATCCAGATGCTTGGCACAAGGCCCTGCGTGCCATGGCTCGAGTGTTGGCCCCCGGGGGTCGGCTGTACCTGTCGGTCCCGGTGGGTCGCGAGCGAGTGATCTTCAACGCGCACCGCGTGTTCTCGCCAGCGACGATGGCGATAGACGCAGCTTTGAAAGGCCTGAAACTGCACTCGTTCTCGCTTGTGGATGATCAGGGCAGGTTTCACGAGGACGTCAAGCCGGAGATGGGGTGTGGTCTGGAGTACGGCTGCGGCATGTTCGAGTTCCGCAAGTCGGACTATCTGGCCAAGGTAGACGCCATGCTGGCCGCAACGGGCACTGCCGAGAACAATAGTCCGTTGGAGCAAGAAGGGAAGTTCAAGGTCCTGTGCGACGTCGCGGAACGTTGCGGCGCCCGTGCTTTAGTTGAGGTTGGGACGTACAAGGGGGACATGGCGCGCCGATGTGCCGACGTCTTTTGCCGAGTCTGGACAACCGAGATGGATCCATCTTTGGCGCAGGAGGCCAAGCAGTCACTAGTGCACTGGCCAAACATTACGGCTTACGGGAGCGACGGGCGAAAGTGGCTTCCAAAGATGTTCTCGCAGGACGAGAAACTCTCTGACGTCTTGGTCTACCTGGATGGCCACTACTCGGGACCCGGCACGGCGCGGGGCGATGTCCCGGAGCCAGCGGTCCAGGAGCTGGACATCTTGCTGCCTTTCACCGATCGGATCGCCGCCATCGTGGTGGACGATTTCCGATGCTTCGGAGTGGAGCCTGGATTCCCTAGCCGGGCGGAATTGCTGGAACACGCGCGGCAGTTCGAGAGCCGAGGGTTCACGTGCACGGTCGAGCATGACCAAGTGCTGATCCAGCGGGTGGATAGGCCCAATCCAGTTGCGATCGAGTCGACGGATCAGGACTGCGACCCTGCGTGGAAGGCACACTCGGACGATATGCTGAGTCGCATCGCGACCGAGGGACCAGAGAACTTCATGTCGTGGTATTCGGTCAAGCGCACCATGCTGGACCGGGACGAGACCGAGACTCGGAAGGAACTAGAATATATCGAGAAGCGCTGCGTCGAAGGTGACTTGCGATTGTTGGAGGAACTTCACGGGTTGAAGCCTCCTCCTTGCCCTTTTTTTCCTAGTAGTTCATCCAATCAGATCCATCACGCATATCACGTGGCTCGATTCGAGGACGTGACAACAACGCTGGTCGCCGAATACCCCGATGTTCTGGAGTTCGGTGGTGGATATGGTTCCATGTGCCGGCTGTTGCGTCGTCTTGGACACCGGGGACGTTATCAGGTCTTCGACCTACCGGGACCCGCAGCGCTGCAGAGGTACTACCTTGGGCAGCTGGGATGGTCGTTCGAAAGTGTGACGGATCTGGATGCACTGAAGCCGACAGATCCGGGTGGACTCTTCATCGCCACCTGGTCTCTGAGTGAGGTACCGATTGCGTTCCGGCGCCGCCTGTTGGAGAAAGTGCGTGGATTTAGCGGGTTCCTGATCGCTTACCAGCGGCAGTTCAAGAACCTCGACAACCTGGAGTCCTTCGCCGAATGGCGTGCCGCATTCCCAGATGTCGAGTGGTTCGACTTGCCTATCCCGCACTCTCCCGGGAACCGGCACCTGTTCGGTCGTGGGAGGGTATCATGAAGGACTTGCTGGTGCTGTGCTTCAGCCGGGACCGGGCGTTCCAGCTGGATGGACTCCTTCGTTCCTACCGTCTGCATTGCGGAGCCGATGCGCCCCCCGTGACGGTCCTGTTCCGGTGCTCAGATGCGCGTAGCCGCGCGCAGTACCGGACGGTTGAATCCGAGAATCCAGGACACGTATGGCTCGAGGAGACGGATTTCGGTCAGCAACTTGCGGGGCTTCTGTCCACTGCCAAGCACGTCCTGTTCCTGGTGGACGATTCGTTGTTCGTTCGTGATGTGGATTTATCACTGGCAGTCGATCTGCTGGTCTACCAAGACATCCTAGGGGTATCGTTGCGACTCGGGCTGAACTGCCAAGTCTGTTACCCACTAGGAGATCGGGCTCAGTCGACTCCCAAGATTCAGAGACGCCTACGCGGTTCGATCTGGTACGAATGGTGCAACGCTGAGCTAGACTGGGGATACCCGCTGGAGGTTAGCTCGTCCATCTACAGGACAGAGACCATCATCAAGACATTCGGGTCTCGGGATAGAGGTGATGGGTTCTGGCTCGGTACTCCGCGTCCTCCGCGGAACCCAAACAAGCTAGAGATTCAGCTGTCCAATGCGGCGACGAGGTTCGTGCAGCAGTACCCACTGCTGGCCTGTCCCGAGCAGTCCGCGTGCTTTGCCATCCCGTGGAATCGTGTGGCGGATGAGTGCCAGAACAATCGGGCAGCGACGGGCAACGACACGTCGGCGCAGGCGCTGGCTGACCGGTACGAGCGCGGAGAGCGTCTGGATGTCGAGTCCTACAGCGGGACGGTCCCGAGATCGTGCCACCAGGAGATGGATCTTAGGGTTCTACCGAAGGCTACGGATCCCATCGAGCCGAAGATGACGCAAACTTCTGACCGTTGTCCAATAGTGGTTGTCAGCACTGCCCGGCATGTCCACGAATGGACGGAACGCTGCTTGGAGTCGGTCGCGACCCAGACCGTGAAGGTGCGGCACATCTACGTCACGGACGACGCTGATGACACATACAGCCAGCGCCGCTGGCTACACGTTGACATGCCGATTGGTGCCGGGTCCCAGATCGAGAACCTGATCTCAACTATCTACTCACTATCGCCCGAGACCATCGTGGTCTGGCTAGACGGTGACGACTTTTTGGTCCGTCCCGATGCCCTGGAGATCGTGGCAAAGGCCTACCAGGACCCCAACGTCTGGATGACTTACGGACAGTTCCGATGGCCCTCTGGAGAGGTGGGGTGTTGTGCGGAGTATCCGTCTGGGGTCGTGGAATCGAACACGTACCGCCAATGGTACTGGTTGGCATCGATCCTCAGGACGTTCAAGGCAGGACTGTTCCAGCAGCTGGACCGCGCGTACCTGCGGTCCACCAACGGGTCGTGTGTGGATCAGCTCATCATGCTGCCTCTGCTGGAGCTCGCGGGTGGACGGCACCGATTCATTGGGCAGGTGTTGGCCGAGTACAACACCCACCACATGGATGAGATGGACAACGCTGAGAAGCTGAGGGAGAGCCAGGAGCTGAAGCGCATCCGGTCCATGCCGCCCCTGAAGCGGCTGGAGTCGTGCCCATGGGAGGCACAGGAACCCCAGAAGGCGAGTGGCCCCATCGAACTTGTAGAGAAGCCCCGACATCGACTCGTGCTCAACATGATCGTCAAGGACGAGTCGGCCGTGATCCGCCGGTGTCTCGAGTCCTGCAAGCCACTCATCGACTCGTGGTGCATCGTCGACACGGGATCGACGGACGGGACGCAAGACATGGTCCGGGACATCATGGCGGGAATCCCGGGTGAACTGTACGAGCGTCCCTGGCGTGACTACGGACACAACCGCACCGAGGCGCTGAACCTCGCGCGTCCCTGGTCGGACCACGTGCTCCTCATGGACGCGGACCATGTGCTGGATGCCTTCGGTGACATGTCGGAGATCCATCCAGGTGTTGACGAGTACATGATCTGGATCAAAAACGGGGGGTCGCGCTACAAGCTCCCCCGCATCGTGCGCTCCGATCGACCATCGCTGTTCGATGGCGCTACGCACGAGGCGCTCGTGTACGACGGCATACAGCAGATCCGCAAGCACCTACCGTTCGAACGCTGGCAGATCCGAGAGTACGTGGATGGTAAGCGCCACTCGAGTGGAGACAAATACGCGCACGACATATACCTTTTGACCAGACAGCTCCGGGAACGTCCGGGGGACCATCGGACCATGTTTTACCTGGCCCAGAGCTACCGGGACGCCGGAATGCCGAAGGTCGCGCTGGAGTGGTACCGCAAGCGCGTGGAGGCTGGGGGCTGGGAAGAAGAGGTTTGGGTCGCGCAGTTCCAGATCGGAAATCTGGAGGAGCACCACGGCACGTGGGCTGCGGCCGCCGAGGCGTTCCTGAAGGCCTACCAGATGCGCCCAAGCCGAGCCGAATCCCTGTACCGTCTTGCCCTGCACTACCGATGTGCGCTTGAGTACTGGACGGCCTACATGTTCGCCAAAGCGGCGTCTGTGATCCCTATGACTGAGGACTCGTTGTGCGTAGAAGCTGAAGTCTACGAGTGGAAAGCGTTGGACGAGCTGGCGATCTGCACCTTCTGGATCGGGAAGTACCGGGAAGGATACGACATCAACCAACGACTTCTGGCATCGGGACTCGTGCCAGAACGAGATCGCGCACACATCGAAGAGAATCAGCGCCACCTTGCAGCAAAGTTGGGGCTGCAAGAGAAGGACGCCGCGGAGTAGACGTATGCCGGGTTTGAGTCTGAAGATAGGACTAGAATTGTCCCGAGGTCGCGCGAGTCGACCCTATGGCACGATCGATGTCCCGTCGTCCGGGTTTGCGTGGACCGTTGGTGATGTTGTGACGATCTCGGGCACGTGCGAGGCCGTCGCGCCTGCCACGGTGGCGGACGTGGAAGTCAGGATCCGTGGCAACGCCATCGCGGAGTCGACTGTCTTGGGCCCCGGCGGCTGGACGGTAGACCACACGGTGGTGGAAGCTGACGAGTACGCAATAGCAGTCCTGACGGCCCACATCACGGACAGCGAGGGGCGTGCGGCAGACACGCTGCCCATCACGGGCATCATCTACCCCGTGGATGGCGATGGATACACGTATTTCTACGACTCAGCGACTGGAGAGTTTCTGGTCGATTCGGGCGAGTTCGTGATCGAGCCGTAGCTCGCGATCACGATCCACAACAACTAGCCGTCCCCTGAACCGCTGCTCAAGCGGCAGGCGGGCGTGCATTTGGTGATCAACATGGCAGTCAAGTCCATTTATGACGTGACGGGTTGGCAGGGGTCTACTGGCACGACCGGAACCACGGGGTCCACGGGCGCTACTGGCACGACCGGGACCACGGGCAGCACAGGAGACCCAGGCGCCACCGGAACGACCGGTACGACTGGCACCACCGGCACCACCGGCACCACCGGCACCACCGGCACGGGGACCACTGGGACCACTGGGACGACCGGCACTACGGGCGAGCCTGGTGCAACTGGTACGACGGGGACCACAGGTACCACCGGGGCTACAGGGAGCGATGGCGCCCCGGGTACCACTGGGACGACCGGCACCACAGGTACCACGGGAACAACTGGGACGCAGGGTTATCAGGGAGCTGGAGGAAATCTATACTTCTTCCGCGCACTAGATAGCGATATCTCCGGATTCGATTCTCTGGCTCGGTATCCGTTGGATGTGGCAGAAACCGACGACTCGGTCGTTTGTAACGATGAAGTTGAGCATCTGATTGCGCAGTTTGCTTCTGCGATACTAGATCCGCATGTCACCAGTGTCCCGGAGGGATTGTGGTCATTCCGGACGTGGCGGTACATCAACAACACCTCTGGTACAACAACACTCGTACTGCGAGTCTACACATGCGATGCCGATGGCGGCAACGAGATCGAGATCTTCAACGTACCCAGTCTCGACATCAGCGACACGTCGGTTGCGGCGGAGACCATTGACTACACGACCACATCTCCGACTGCGACGGCTAGTTCTGCGCGGTTCAAGGTCAAGGTGTTTTCTATCACGAACACTCCTACCCGAACCGTGCATTTCGTGCACAGCGGAACGCTGCATCCGTCGTATTTCACGTGTCCAGTCTCCTTCGGGGGAGGAACAACCGGAGCAACAGGGACGACCGGCGCGACGGGGACAACGGGGACAACGGGGACAACGGGGACAACGGGCACTACTGGCAGCACTGGGGATCCCGGAACCACGGGCACGACGGGGACCACGGGCACGACGGGAACGACTGGAACTACTGGAACGACGGGCGAGACTGGATCTGGCACAACGGGTACTACGGGCACGACGGGGACCACGGGCACGACCGGGATCACGGGGACCACGGGTGAGACTGGCACGACGGGGACCACGGGCACGACTGGGACCACCGGTACCACAGGTGAGACCGGAGCTGGAACGACTGGGACCACCGGTACCACAGGAACGACGGGTGAGCCGGGCACGACTGGGACCACGGGCACTACTGGAACGACTGGGACCACCGGTACCACGGGTGAGCCGGGCACGACGGGGACCACGGGGACTACCGGGACCACCGGTACCACAGGAGAAACTGGCACCACTGGTGAGCCTGGTACGACAGGCACGACAGGCACGACGGGGACCACCGGGACCACAGGAGAGACCGGAGCTGGAACCACGGGAACCACGGGTACGACCGGGACGACCGGAAGCACGGGGGAGCCGGGCACGACCGGCACGACCGGGACCACGGGTACAACTGGCACGACCGGCACGACGGGCGAGACTGGATCTGGCACGACGGGTACTACGGGCACGACCGGGACCACGGGCACGACCGGAACCACGGGTGAGCCGGGCACGACGGGGACCACGGGCACGACTGGGACCACGGGTACCACAGGTGAGACCGGAGCTGGTACCACGGGCACAACTGGAACGACCGGCACGACCGGCACCACGGGCAGCACCGGGACCACAGGAGAAACTGGCACCACGGGCACGACTGGGACCACGGGTACCACAGGTGAGACCGGAGCGGGCACGACCGGTACCACGGGCACCACCGGTACTACCGGGAGCACGGGTGAGCCGGGTACTACGGGCACGACGGGCACGACGGGCACGACGGGCACGACGGGCACAACGGGTACAACCGGAACCACCGGCACAACTGGCGAGACCGGAGCTGGAACCACGGGTACTACGGGCACGACGGGCACCACCGGGACCACGGGCACGACTGGCACGACCGGCACTACCGGGACCACAGGTGAGACCGGAGCTGGTACCACCGGGACCACTGGAACGACGGGTACAACCGGCACCACGGGGACCACGGGTGAGCCGGGCACGACGGGGACCACGGGCACGACCGGGACCACGGGCACGACTGGCAGCACAGGAGATGCTGGCACCACCGGATCCACCGGCACCACGGGAACAACTGGGACTACCGGTACCACAGGCGCCGCCTATTCTATGACGGTGCATGAAACTGCCGTCGATTATGTGATCCCAGATGCTGACACGGTGGTACCAGTCAACACAAGCGACGCATCAACTCACGTTACCCTCACCTTGACGGCCGCCACATCGCTGGCTCGCGGACACACCGTTTTCGACAACCAGGGTGCAGCCGCGACGCACAACATCATTCTGGACGCTGGCGCCGGAAACGTCATTGCCTGGTTCGGTGGTTCGCCCGCAGCGGCTCAGACTCAGACGATCACAACCGCTTGGTGGGGCGGAGATTTGCAGGCGGCCGACACGGACAGCAATTGGATCTTGACTCCGTGGAAGGGAGAAACTGGTACTACGGGGACCACTGGTACCACTGGTACCACCGGCACCACAGGAACGACGGGGACCACGGGTACGACCGGAAGCACGGGGGATCCGGGTACTACGGGCACAACTGGCACCACGGGCACGACCGGCACCACCGGCACGACTGGTGAGACCGGAGCTGGTACCACGGGCACGACCGGCACGACCGGAACCACGGGGACCACGGGGACCACGGGGACCACGGGTGAGACTGGCACGACCGGCACCACGGGAACGACAGGCACCACGGGGACCACCGGTGAGACTGGAGCTGGAACCACGGGAACGACCGGTACCACTGGCACGACCGGAACCACTGGGACCACGGGTGAGACTGGCACAACAGGAACCACGGGCACGACGGGCACAACCGGAACCACCGGCACAACTGGTGAGACCGGAGCTGGCACAACCGGTACCACGGGTACGACGGGCACAACGGGCACAACGGGCACAACGGGTGAGCCGGGCACAACTGGTACTACGGGCACGACCGGAACCACCGGTACCACCGGTACCACAGGAGAGACCGGATCTGGCACAACCGGTACCACGGGCACCACCGGTACTACCGGGAGCACAGGAGATCCGGGCACCACTGGGACTACAGGGACGACTGGAACCACGGGTTCAACCGGGGCTGGGACTACAGGGACGACTGGAACGACTGGGACCACGGGCACGACGGGCACGACCGGCACCACTGGCACCACAGGCGATGGCGTTGCTCCAGCTGAGACAGATGGCCCAACTGACCTTACCGGAGGCGGTGGATCCGTTGCAGCCGGCAGCTACACTCTAACCACCACCAACGATCACATCATCACCATTGGGGTACGCTTGACGGTCTACGAGGTGGCGTCATTCACGACCAGCGGATTTGCGGACTTCGTCTGCCACCTTCGGCGCAGCGGTGGGACTTGGACCATGACGACCTCCAGCGCGACGGCGCGGCTGACAGACCTACCGGCGGGGTTCACATGCTCCGCATCGATCGTCACTGGTGCACTACAGATCAATTGCACCCCAGCGGCGAACAATGCGCACGCTGTGGTTGAATTCTGGACTGGAACAGAACACACGCAGGTGACGTGATGAGTAGAGTTGTAGGAACTCCCGGAATTGTACCACAATCCCTAGCAGGTGTTCCATCAGTTATCACGTTCGCACTCGAGCAGCTGGCGGACGAGACGATCGGGATCACGGCGTGGACGGTGAGCACCGACGCGACTCACGTTCAGACCACTGAGAGCGCGACACCTCCGGCGCTCAGTGATGCGGGCTGGGTTGCGGTCGGTTCGATGCCGACGACCCATACGACAACGGCCGCCGGAGCAGTAACGGTCTACGCATGGGCAAAGAACCCCTGCCAAATTAGTGAGGCAAAGAGCGCAACATGTGCACTAGTAATCCCAGGACTTGTATCTAGCTTGGATGCTGGCTTAGGTCTAACTGCGGTCGACGCGCTATGGCCCGAGCAGCGGCCGTTGGGGGATAGCAACGCTGGTTGGACTGACGTTTCACTTGACGCTACTGGGCAATATATCTTGGCAGGCGCCAATGGCGGACGTTTATGGGCAAGTTCAGATAGCGGCGCGAGCTGGGCCGAGCAGCGGCCGTTGGGGGATAGCAACGCTGGTTGGAACGGTGTTGCGCTTGACGCTACTGGGCAAAATCGGCTGGCATGTGTGATGGACGGACGTTTATGGGCAAGTTCAGATAGCGGCGCGAACTGGGCCGAGCAGCGGCCGTTGGGTAATAACAACGCCGACTGGACGGATGTTGCGCTTGACGCTACTGGGCAAAATCGGCTGGCGTGTGTGACTGGCGGACGTTTATGGGCAAGTTCAGATAGCGGCGCAAACTGGGCCGAGCAGCGGCCGTTGGGGGATAGCAACGCCAGTTGGAACGGTGTTGCGCTTGACGCTACTGGACAAAATCGGCTGGCATGTGTGACTGGCGGACGTTTATGGGCAAGTTCAGATAGCGGCGCGAACTGGGCCGAGCAGCGGCCGTTGGGGGATAGCAACGCCAGTTGGCACGGTGTTGCGTTTGACGCTACTGGACAACATCGGCTGGCCTGCGTTTTGGGTGGACGTATCTACGACTTTGCATCTGCCGTGTCGGCTCTTGCGGATCAAATAGGTGACGGAGATCTCTCGCAATCAACTGCAACACTCCAGATGTGGGCACAAATTCCGGAAGTATGCCCTGGACCGGAGTCGTTTGGAGAAGGAGTAGCGGCCGTTTGGCAGCCGAGCGATGCTCTTCGAACATTGGTCAATTCCGACGTCGCATTCGCAGAACTCTTCGATGATGCAGCGGCATTTAGTATTATCGCTCGCATCAAGAAGTTCACGAACCCGGGAGCAGCTGCACCTCTGATCAACGCCGCGGGTACGGGAGCAACACTGCTTGGTATCGGCTCCGACGGTAGGCCATACCTAACCGCCGGGACAACTCTCACCCATGATTCCGCACTAGACACAGCTGCGCATTGCGTAACTTGGTCGCGAGCGGCAGGGGCTGGTCCAGCGGCCGCAATCTACATCGACACGGATAAGACAGCTGGGTCACTCACTCCAGGAACAATCTCTCCAACGAGCGTGACACTCGGGGTGCGCGCCATGGCGGTAGGAGTTGTCCACGTATCGACGCAACAACTGAGCGACGAACACGTGGCCGCCATTGCTGCCGTGGTGAATCCGTGAAAACTATCTATGTCGGTAGTGTCACGCAGTCCCAGTGCGTTGCCTTAGTGCAGGCTGCGATCGATATTGAGGGGGGTCCATGGCAGGGGATTCACGTAGGTTTCGGTCGTCATGTTCCGATGGCCGCTACCGTTACCGAGAATGACATTGCCAAGGGTTCCCGGGGGTGCATCGGATGGACCTATGTCGGGCCACAGCACGGTGTGATCAACCTGACCGCCACGTTAGAAGCGAGACTCACCGGACCCGTCATCGAACCGCTACCCGGAGGAGGCCAGAATATCGTGGACTACACGGTGTTGGTGCGTTCTCCAGAAGTGCTGACTGCAGCACGTGAGGCAGTCGCAAAAGCTGTCGCGGTTTTGGATGTCGACGAAGTCGCAGTGACTGTAAATGGAGAAGAGGTGACCATTGGAACTACGTGAGACTTGCTCCGCCCAGACGTTCACCGACGGCGCACTGGCTGCCCATGGACACCCGCTATCTAGGGCCAGTTCGTCCGAATCAGCCGGTACTTCTGATGGAACCGTGTCTCAGCCGACATTTAATGGCGCAAACCATGACAACATATCCCCCTATTGGGTCGTCTATTTCGGGAGTCGAACAGCATGACTATCGACGACCACACCAAGCCCGACGCGCCTTACCCCAAGCGGTCCCTGTCGCCGTCCGGAATGCCGCGCGTGTTCGCGCCAGTGACACCCGAGCAGGAGGCGGAGCACCCTAAGATGCTGGACGCGGATGACGATGACAGCACATGGGGGCAGATTCCCAGGCCACCGCTGCACGTTGACAGTCTGCGTCCCGACGGGGACAACGGCCTCCACTGGCAGGTGTGGCGCACCGTGGAGGGGCTGTGCCTCGACATCAAGCGCCTGGTCCACAGGTCTGAGGAACGGAGCCGTACCGCCACCGAGATGCTTGAGGCTCGAAACGCGCAGGAGCACCTGACCATCCAGGCCGACGTGGCGAAGATCCGGGAGACTGTGGGGGGACGGGTCCATCGGTTCGTCGCGTTTTCCAGCGCGACCGCTTTGCTGATCGGTGCCCTGACGGGGCTCGTGGTCGCGATCTCGCAGATCGCGAAGTGCGAATCAGAGCAGCAACCCCATCGAGCACTGGACCGAATGCCCGGTCGGGCGGAACTTGCCGGGGGACGCGCGACACGCTAGGGTCGCGACATGACACTCGAGCAAGCACTGCTGGCGTTACTGCTGGCTCAGCCGGCGTACCATGTCGAGATCCCAGACCAGACGCGTCAGGATCGCCTGGAGGCGGTGGCGCACGAGTTATCGGCACTTCCGCAGACCGTCGCGGTCGCGCTGGCGGTCCAGGGCTACGCCGAAAGCGGGTGGGCCCGGTACGTGGCGGAAGGATGTACCGAGATCCCGAAGGGGTCCCCCGACTGCGACAAGGGGCGAGCTCGAGGTTACTGGCAGTTGTGGCGCAACACGTGCCCCTCCGCCTATGAGTACGCCGCTGGAACCCGAGAGAGTCTCCACGAGGAGGTCTCGTGTGCGGCCCGAATTTGGAACTCAAGTGCGCGCCGGTGTTCCGCCATGCGTGGCATCCCGGAGGCTCAGGGCGGATTTGCCGCGTTCTCCGGGTCGTGCGTGGCCCGCAGCTCGGAACGCCGCGCAACGGCCTACAGGTCCGCGTTGGCGCGGCTGGAACGCATCCGGTCTCGCCCGGTCGCGAGGGTCGAGCCATGACGGCGCGCTCGCCCTGGGCCGAGCTTGCGGCAATCTCATGGGGCACGGCCCTTGGGGCCGTGGGTTACTGGCTGATCGCGTGGCTCGTGTGGGGATGATGTCTTCAAGACCAATCCGACCCCCCGAGGCCCAGCAGAAACGCCACGCCTGCCTGCTGTGCCAGCACGAGTGGGTGGGCCCCGCAGTGACAGTCTGTCCCGCCTGCGGGCGCCACGCTGTCAGGTGGCTTGAGTCCGGAGAGTGGCTGCGGGCGAGCTACCAGGGCGATACAGTCAGAAAACCCTAGGCTGCCGAAGTCCGGCGACTGGCCGTGGCCTGTACCCACGGCAGGCAGGCTCGACCCCTGCCGGCAGCTCCGCGCCAACACGTTGTGCCGCCCGCCCCCCTGGTGTGCACCGTGTTGGCGCGCCTTACTCTATGGGGCCTGGGCTTCGCTTCCTAGCCCAGGCGGCCATGCTGGACCCGGACCAGTCCCCATTGAGGACCCGGGCGTCGATGTCCCCCGTTCGCTTCGGCTAGCGGGGGGCTTCGGCGTTTTGTGTCGACAGACCCAATGCGTACCTACGCCTCCAATCACGTTGCACTTGCATCTCCGTTGACACCTCGAAACCAAGCTGGGAAGGTCTTGGCCGGCCTCAACCTCCAATCACGTTGCACTTGCGTCTCCGTTGACACACGGGACTTGCGAGGCCATCCGACAGAGGGTCGAACCTCCAATCACGTTGCACAC